TTTGGGGGTTTGGCGTAAGGTATTAAGGTATTGTGCGGGGGGCGGGTTGGTAATGGGGTGGGCAGGTTTACGGCAGGTGTAAGGTAATGTAAGGTATTAAGGTTATACAAAGGTTTTATAATAATATAAAAATTTGTATAGGGTATATATAGGGGGGGGGTATATAGGCAATAAATAAAAAGGGCAATCCCTTTGCCTTTATACCTTACCCCCCGCCGCAATATAATGTGCAATGGGTATGGGTGTGCGCTACACTAACCCCCTGCCTTTTAGGGGGCCTACCCCCCGTGGGGGTACTGCCTGCGCCCCCCATTTTGGGGTGCGGTATACCGCAAAACACCTTACCCCCCTAACTGTTAAAACACCTTTTAACAGTTTACAATTTTTGTTGCACAATAATTTGGGTAACCCGCCATTTTACCTGCAAAGGCAGTATTACCAGTGTAATAATAAGGGTAAGTACCGCAACACGGTTATAATTACCCACCATGCTAGTTTATACCTGCAAAGGCAACCCGCCTTTGTAGGCCAAAATAAAGGGGGTACACGGCATTTTATTATTATGTTAACTACCGCACCCCCTAGCACATATGTGCTATGTAGCCCATATGTGCTATTGCCTGCCTGCCCGCCGCACCCCCTATTTTTAGCATATTACGTTGCAATACGGCAAAAGGTTTAGGGGCAATGTTGGCAAACAAATTACGTGTATTTTACCCCCCGCTTTGCAACTTTTGGTGCAAGCCCGTTTTGCAACAAAATTTGCTAGGTACTTGCGGCATTGCATCTTTTGTTGCTAAATGCCGCCAACCGGCCGAACCATCTCCGATAAAAACGCCCATTTTCCAAATTATTTTTTTTAGATTTTGAAAAAATAAGGGAATGAAAAGGATTGTTTGCCCCCAACGCCCAAAAAAAAAGCAAAAATCGTAAGGCATATTACTATACGCAATAAAAACTGCTCAAATTTGCAAAAAATAATCTAAAAATTTTTATTTTTTTGTCAATTTTTGTCAAAATATGATAATTTACCCTAAAATTAAGCCACCGCAAGCCCTTAAAACCCATAAAGCATAGCAAACTACCTAAACAACCCATAACACGCTTAAAACGCCTACACGCAGGCAAAATAAAACCCCACAAGGCATTGTAGCTGTACGCCTAAACCGCACGCACAGCCACAATGCCTCAAACCTATCAATTAGTCATCTTTAGTGCCTGTGCCGCCACATACCGAACACACCACCCTATCTTCCCCTTCCACCAATCCATCTTCCCATCCAGTTCCATCGCAATATTCGCACTTCTCCACCTCCCTCACAGGTTGGGCCGTACTCTTCGGCTGGCCGTGTCCGAAGGCCGCTCTTGCTCTATCTCCTCGTATCCTCCTCTCCTCCTCCGTCATAATACGTTCCCTTCTAAATGATACTTGGTTGGCCGTCACTAAAAATTCCTTTCCAATCCCATCCTCCCTCTCCACTCCCTTCATCCCCAACTTCTCCAGCCTCCCAATCATAACGGGGTCATCTGAATAGATTCTCCACACTCCACGATCCCCCGCATTCCCTACAATCGCAGTTTCCCGCTCTTCCAACGTAAGATCCCCCATCTTAACTTTCGTCATCATCACCACTCCCTTTCCATGACCTAACATCATCCAATCCAATTCTCTCATCTGTGCTGCCGTATCCCCGCCGCCCTTCCCATCACCTCCCCCACCCAACATCACGGAAGGATACCAATCCCCACCGCTAACATCATCCCCACCATCACGATAATACACCCTCCTCCCATCACGAACAACATTCCCAGAAAGCATCCACGCCAGAATCCAATTATGAAGCCGTTCAAGTTCTCGTTCATCTTTTAATCCCACACCCCTAAAACCCATAAGATCCCATATAGCATCACCGATAGACTTCCAATCCATATCACACCTCTTATCCACCACTTCACCCTATATTGCTCACCGATGTAATCTATGAACAAACTAAGAAGGGTAGCCAGTACGAAGATACTAACTACGAAGATAGTTCCAGTCATGTCAATCCCCTATCCCCTCCCCCTCCAAAGCATAGAACAAATCCTCCCAAATCGCAATATCCTCCTGTTCCCATTCTATCCTCTTACGCCAGTATATCTCCGTCATCAAAGCCAAAAAAGATACGATGGCAAAGATTCCCATTCCTACCCAGAACTCGCCTGGGTAGGTCATCATCCTTCCTGCCGTGATCATATCATATCACAATCTTAATCCGCGCTCTGCGAAGAACGTTTGTGGATCTACTCTCCCCTTCGACATGGGACAACCTTCCAGATACGTACCATCCACATTCATCAACCGTACTTCCAAGTGTAGATGTACACCCGTACTGTTCCCCGTTGTTCCCAACTTCCCCACTTCCTGTCCCGCTTCTATTACTTGTCCCGCCGCTACCGAAACGGAATCCAAATGCGCGAAGAAAGTGTAACAGTTCAACCATCCACCATGCTTCACCCGCACGTAGTTCCCGTAAGCTACATCATTCCCTACGAACGCTACAATCCCACCCGCTATGCACTTCACGGGTGTTCCTAATCTCTTCCCACCGAAGTCCGTTCCGTTATGCCCTATTAGACCGAACTGTCTATAGTTTTCGGGATTTTGATAGAAGTGTTGCGTGATAATGCTTCCAGATAATGGATGCGATAAGTCTTCGGGAGCTGGCTCTATTGGATCTATAGGTGGGGTAGGTGGGATAGATGGGATGCCCTTCGCCATTACCCATTCCCACGTGATCCATGTGGAAGTATGTTCTCTGGGGTTGCCGTTCTTCCCCATTCCAATTCCAGATGCTCTATCGGATGGCCCATCTCCTACACGAATAGAATACTCATTTAGGGATGCGCTCATTGGAAAGTCATAGTTATATAGCGCAGATGCTTGGTCTTCTTTGCTCGTGATCTCTGTGCTGCCGGAAGGCCAGGTCACTTCCAACTTGATGCCAGCAACTTCCTTGCCGTCTTGTAGCACTCGTCCCAATATATGATGGTCTGGTCCTACGGTTGCTGCCGCATTCTCCATCCATTGCGCCTTTGTAATCTTCCAGTACCATATCCCCTCTGGTGGTGTGGCGTAATGGAACTCTACACCTCTCACTATGAGCATAGGATCTATATCCCTTATTACATCAGGTGCGGGGGGAGTGGGTTGCGGAGGGGATGGCGTAATCTCTTCTGGCGGTTGTGGCGTCGTAGGTGGGAGGGCATCAATAATGGGAAAGCGGTGTCCGGCTTGAACGGCTTCCTTAAAGTCTGCGATAACTCCTTGTTTATCGGTGAAGCTCCATATATCAGCTTTACTTGAGCGATAGAGAGCGAGACAATGTATCTTCTGTGTATTGTTGTGATTCCAGTAGTCAATTTCACTATATGCTTCTTGCACCCATCCTGTGTTCTGGTCAGCCCAGGGGATGACTTGGTCTGTTTCGGTGATATATACGGGTAAGTAACGGAAGCGTGTGGGCATCCTATCCATGAAGTCTAGGTAAGCGGGAAAGTGGTAGTGATAGGATTGGAAGGGTGGATCCATACGTTGCATGTTTGTGATGAGAGCGGGGTCTGTGCCGTGTGTGTAGGTATGGAGTGTGATGGCATCGGCCTTCTTTATGGCGTTCAGCATCTCAATCCAATACTGCACCCAATCCCCCTTCTCATTACCAGGATACTTGGTAGTGGCATCCCAAGGAGCCACCGCTGAGGTGGCTACTTGGATGGTGGGAGCTACATCATGGATGCGGTCATAGCACATATCAAAACACTTGGCATACTGTGTTGGGATAATGAGCTGGCCGTAAGGTCTTTCGTTCTCGTGATTGGGTTCGTTACCTATGATGGCTACCGTGATGCCGGATGAAGAAGCAACGAAGTTCGCACATCTTTGTGCGAAATCTTCGTATTCATTGTTTTGTGGGATTGTACCTACGGGATGGTAGCCGTTGTTCAGGCGTACTATGATACTGAAGCCTAATCTCGTCCAGTAGTTATAATCTCTACCTCGATGATCATTGGGATCACTTCCTAAAGATTCGGTGATCACTAGCCATCCTGGTTTGTTGAGCATGTGAACATGCCCATCTACATCATGTGTACCGTGTATGAACTGTGTCATCTATTCTTCCTCTTCTCTGTTAAGGTCAATGATGTGTTCTACATCGCTTCTACGGTCATCACCGTATTCTATCATCTCAATTACAAAGCGGAACTTCTTAGGGCTGTTGTTGGTCGCCGCTACAATTTGCATCCCGTAGTTGCGGATAAGATTAGCTTCCAATGCTTGGATATGTTTCCCCAAGCTCTGACCGCTTTCCCAAATCCACTGATAGTGCATCTTTGCGGCAATTTGCTGGAAGATTCCGTTCAGCTCGGTAGCTGTGTGCCATCGGTGCGCTTCTATACCTTCACTTCCCCTGCCCTGCCGTTCCCCTGCTTCACGGTCTTGTCGCAACCACATATCTAATACAGCAATCATAGGGCTGGATTCATGGAGTAATATTTTCTGACGGTTGGTCATCTGCTCCAAACCCTTTATCAGAAGTTCTCCGTTGATGACACCTTCGCTGCCGTTGGTCATGCCTCTAATCCTATTGCAAAAAACAGTAAAGTCTGCAAGCCTACTTTCAGTAGGAGCTGGTGCTGTCTTCACCCTTCTAAGCTCTGCAACTGTCTGGTTGAGCATACCCATGATCCCCATCCATATACCGTCGATGTTGTGAAGAATCTTGTTCTGCATGGAGTATTCTGGCGTGGGTTTTTGGATCGCAGCAAGTTCGATTGGTAATAGTCTGGTGAATAGACTTTCCTCTGAAAAGGGTAAACTCGTTGCCGTGAGGATAACAAAGCAATCAGGTAGTATTCTCTGAATTTCGTTGGTTGTGTGCAGTTTTCGTAGTTCAATGTGTGTACCTGTTGAAATTCTATTGAGCAGATCTACGAGCCAGTAGCTCTTGTTCTTCTCTAGGTTATCCAACACAATGAACTTATGTGCGCCCATCGAAGCTCTCAGCGAATCGGGCTTATCTGCCACTACACCGTTCACGTTGGAATGCGGTCCTTCCAGTATGTACAGGAATCTACGTGCTGCCGTAGTCTTGCCCGCACCTGGATCAGCAATAATGGTCAGTAGGGGACGAGTAGGCATAATGTCAGGAAAGAAGGTACTAAGGAACCAAGCCTTGATTAGTTCCTTTTGCTGTCCTGGAGATACGCCTGTAGCCCCAATGCCAAAGCTGAGGTCATTCACTAAAAAGTTCCAGGGATTTAATGCCTTAATCCCTTTATCCCTTGCTTGGTCTAAATCTATATGTAAACTACTATCCCTATTCCTGAAGATAATATCTTCCTCGCCGTTGAGGTGTTTACTATTCCAGATAGTTGGTCCGCTATCTTCTCCTGTAAGTACATAGTTGTAAGCTGTTCCTAAATTTAGGTATAGCTTATCCCCTGACCAATAACTACGATTGTATGCTTTAATCTTATTTGCACTTTCCCTTGCGCTATGAAAAACGCCTTTGGCTGTACTTGCACCGAAGCTGTCGGCTGTGTTCAATCCAAAGGTATTGTACAATATACTATCCCATAGACTATCTTCCATGCTGTATAGATGATGGCTGGTCTTATCTAGCCAATAGAGCTTTTCGCTGGCGATGTCTACAACAACCCTCCCTTTTTCTTTCAGAAAACTTAGGATAGCTGTAGCTGCACTTCTACTTTTTAGGTAGGTGACGCCTTTACCTAAGCGTATCTGGTCAATTAAGGTCATGATGGGCGTTACAGTTTGCTTGGCTATAGCGTCTGCTAACTTGCGTATTACCGTTCCTGGTAAGCGATCAGTAAGAGCTTGTAAACCTAATATCTGCAAGCCATCCTCATGCTTTTGATAGGTATCATGTACGCATTGGAGTTGATTGGTAAGATCACCTCCTGCCGCTGCATGTAATCTCTCGATGGCTTGTACTGCATCTTCCTTTTCCCATCCGGCTGTAGCTAACCAGCCGGATAGGAATAGTGAAAGGTCATGCCGCTGGCCTTCCAGCCAGTAGCCGGATAAGGTCTGCACGATAACCTCAATAGGGTCTTCTTCTTGCTCTTGCTCTAAGACACTAGCGAAGTCTTCTAGTGTTGTAGTGAGGCTCAGAATTTCTACGGGATCTAAAGCTGTGCCGTTTTCCCATCCTTCTTCTGGTGAAATAAACATACTGCGGTTTTTGCTCACGGGATGTAGTCCTAGTGGTAACTTTACCAAGTTCCCTAGAGGATTACTTTTTGTGAGCTTATCTTGCTTGGGAAATATTTCTATATGGGGGTCTCCTCCTACCTTGCCGCCTACAAATTCTCGCATTTCCGCAGCTATGGTTCTTACGTTTTCTGCGGGAACAGGTTTGGCGAAGAATACCCATATATGATAGCCTTTGTTGCCGCTAAATTCTACGGCATGAGGAATCCCCTTCAGAAGAGTAGTTAGTTTTAGAGCTAGATCTTTCGCCAGTGTTAGATCACTACTATCTACGTCGAAGCACATCCATAGTATAGTATTGTCTTGGCGAAGTGTGTATGTACCTAGAACAGTATCCCCTTCTAAATGTTGATCTATCATGGCTACGGTAGGAGAAGTCATGATAGGGTTATAGATGGACTCTTCTTTGCCGTTGCTGTTGGTGCGTTTTCCTCCTATGGCGTAGTAGTTATTTCCCGTGTAAAAACGCTTGAATAAAAGGTCGGACAGACTGGGCATTACGCCACCTCAAGGATTGTGTTAGTAACCTTATCTTCGGTATATCGTTTCCAATCGATGGCGGATATGTCTGCCGTAACCTTGATCTTCTGTAGTGTGCCGTAACTCTTGCCCACTTTAGCTTCAGCGTTGAAGGGTAGGTTAAAGATATCTTCCACTTCCATCACACGTAGTAGAACTGGTACAGCTTCATCTACGCATTCGTCACGTATCTCAAAGATAGCCTCGTCATGTACAATGCTTAGTGCGCCACCCCAATCTTGGGTGGTCACTACCTTATCTGCCCGTACAATAGCAAGGGACATGATTCCGGCAGCACCCCCCTGAATCTGAGCATTTGCGCCTTTGTACATCTTTAGATTATCATCCTCACGCCATATGCGCCCATCCCAATAACGGATGTAGCCTTGCTTGGTTCCCTTTTTGATAACCTCGTTCAGCCAGGGCTGGATTCGGGGAAAGGTTGCCCAATACTGCTGTGCAATCTTCTGAGCTTCCTCTGGTGTTTTGTTGAGCTTGTATTGCAAGGAACCAGTGGTCATGCCGTAGATAAGTCCGAAGCCAATAGCCTTCGACCATTCACGATGCAGGTCATTGAGTTCCGGCCCACAATCCCCCCATACTGAAAGAGCTACCCGCATATGGATATCTTCACGATTCTTAAGAGCTTCCATCATTACGGGTTCTTGTGCCAGGATACCAAACATTCGCATTTCTTGCTGTCGGTGATCAATACTGACCAGGGTATATCCAGGCTTTGAGATGATAGCTTGGCGTAGATTGTACTCACCTTCACGAACTCCCCCGCCGCTAAAGACGCCAGTGTCTTCTCTAGCTCTATGTGAGGATGGGATATTTTGAAGGTTAGGTCGGGAAGACGAAAGTCTACCTGTTCTGGTTCCAGTGATATTGAAAGTGCCATGCACAATTCTATCGTCATCTGCTAATTCCTTGTAGTTGTCTAGGAATCCAATTAGCTTGTCGCATTCCCGCATTTCTAGGATAAGTCCTCCCAATGGATGGGCTCCCTTTTCCATAAGGATAAATGAAGAAGTGCGATACTTGTTGTACTTGTTGACGTGCGCCATTCTGGATCTATCCACACCGTCAGGGTCAGCAAAGGGATTCTCGGGTTTTGGTATTCCCAAGCCTTCGTATATTGCCTTACTGAGCTGTGGGCCGGAACGCCAGTTGAAGACCTGTCCGCAAGCCTCATATAAATCCTGTTCTAGCGCAACTAGGTTCTTTTCTAGTATGGCTTTGGATTCTACCATGTAGGGATAGTTTAGCGCAAGACCCCGCCGTTCCATCTTCTGCAACACCCGTAAGAACTTCATCTGCAATGCCAGCAAGTTTTTCAACTTGTACTTTTCCATTTGTGGCATTAGGGTCTCGTACAGTTGGTATGTTACAATACAGTCATTAGTACAGTATGCAGCTAAATTAGGTAGTGACCAGTTCCAGGGCATGAGCTTGCCCTCACCCTTGCCTAATTCTACATAGCCACGCTTGCTGGAAGTATTGAGGAAGTACTCTTCTGACTTCTCAAGGCTCTTCTTTAAGCGGCTATCGTACAGATGCACTAACACTGTAGTATCATATATACGGCAAGGAAGTTCATATAGCAGCAAATCCAGAAAATGTGCATCGAACTTTAGGTTGTGGCCGATAATGGTGGTATCGGGGTCATCTGCCATGTAATGCACAGCGGCTTTGGCTTCTTCCACTAGATCTTCATCGGGTATGGCTGTAGGGCGTTTTTTATGAGTAATGACGTACTCATAAACCCTACAGCCTACACTACTTCGTGAATAATCCTTCTTGCCCAACCACATCTTCTTCTTGGTGGGTGTGCCGTAAGCCACGTCTTCATAAGTACAAGTAGGCAGATAACCAGAGATATTAAGCTCTTCGCAATGTATGCCTACCCCTATGATGCTTTGGTTCCACCATTCTAAGCCTGTGGTTTCTGTATCCACTACGACTGTATGGCCTCTACAGGAGCGTATCTGCTCCAGCGTTAGGTATTCCATTGTTCCCTCTAATTTCTTGTGTAGCCCATTTGTAAGTAGCTTGTCTCTTCCATCATGTAGTCTATGTCTTCAGGGGTAACATCTACTTCAAGATTTTCATCGACACGGGAAAACACATATAGGTGAAGCAACAACTTATTTCCCCATAGTACCTCTTTCTCTGTTAGCTCTGCCACCCTACGGTTTTCCCGTAGGGTGACATTGACTTCAGCGGCTAGTTGATTAACTTCTTCTGCTGTAAACTTGCGGCTTTCGCCATGCAGCTCCAGCAAGAATTGTAGGCTTAACATCTCACTTATCTACTTTCGAGCTCTTGAAGATTCTGTTCTCCTCTAAAGCCCAATCAAAGGTACACTGACCTTCTACCTGTTCCCATCCTTGATAGGTGCATTTGTGCGGCAATCCGTTAATGCCACCACTGGTCTTCTGGCAGCTTATCAGCAGATGGGGTTCTAGCCATTCACACTTTTCTAAGAGGGCTTCACGCATAAGCCCGAATAGCGCAACTGTTTCAGGGTAGAACATTTGGCACGCACGATAGGCATAGGTAGCGATGAACTCGCTAAGTGGGTATTCGCAGATAATGTAGGTTTCGGTAGCGATGGGACATACGGTGCGTGCATCTTGCATGGGTATGTCATGTTCGGCCAACCAAGCATAGGCTTCCCGAGAAACCGCTATTGCATCTAACCAGACCTTCTGTGGTGTGGTAGCTCTGTGCATACCCTCATCCCATTGTAAGTTGTACAGATGGGGGTAGTTGTATTCACTTAGTACAGCATCTACTTCGCTTTCTGCGATGGCTTTGGGCATACGTGCGTTGAAGCTCCCCATGTCTGCATATCGCATACTTTGTTGGGCGAAGCTGGCTTTGCGGGTTCTTACAAGTTGGTGCGTGACGCCTCTGGTCACGCCGCTACATTCAAAAGCAACCGTGAACCATTCTAAGGCTTGGTTCAAGCCACCCCTGAACATATCTTGCACGCTACGCTCATCTACTTCATCTTTACCAACGATGCTGCCTTTGACGGCAACACTAGCTTTACTGAGAACACGCTTTACGACTTCCTCTTCAGGCCACAAGATGCACTCTACCGTGAGGTTGTCATAGTTGATATCGGTGCGTCCGTACTGACCAGGTGCTTTGTTGCCGCCATCTTTATGGACGCTACGGCTTGCCATTGTACTCATTATCTGCCCTCGTAGTTGTCTTCGTGTAGCATCATAAGGCTTATCAGGGCTTGGTTGACCACATCACGCAGCTTATCTTCGATTTGCTCTTTGTACTTTCTGCCGTGATCTGGCTCTTGTACAATCATATTGCGTAGGCGGTAAGTATCTCCTATGAGGGTGATAACTGTACCGATAAGTCCCAGATGTTCAAAGGTATTTTTATAGATCTTATTACGATCCATAAATATATCTTTGCAGACTTCATATTCTATCTGATAGAGTTTAATGGTAGCTTCCATACGCTGTTGTTCTGCCGGAGTCAATCCTGTTACGGTCTTCACTAAATCACGCATGGCGTCAAGTGTATCCTTTTCTCTATCCGGCATTGAAAGCTCCAGTTTCAATTGTTCCATGGACTGCATTGCTGATGTCCCAGTGTTCTTGCTCATCTTGTATTAACCTTAGATAGTTGTTGTTGAGGAAGATGTTCTGATTGTACGGCTGTGGGCATAAGAGGACGGGGATGTTACATCCTACATAACGCTTGATAAGTGTAGGATCATCCTCTAGGGCTACCACATGGTTTTCTTCTTTGTATTGGCTGGCCGCAACTACACGCTCATCATAACCGAAGTGTAGCTCATCTGCTTCAATGTCATGGTTCTTAAGCCATAGCCAAGTGTCGCTCCAGATGCGCTTATAGGTGCGGTAAGGACGTGCTGTGTACACAATGATGTACCAGCCAACCCGATGTAAGGCATTAACGCACTTCTTAATACGGGTGATGGATGGGAGTGTGCCATAACCACCGTCACGCTCAAATTCCATCTTTGCTTGGTGATAGCTATGGTAGTTCCAGCCATTGTTGATGTCCATGTGTAAACCAATATCACGCTCGTCCAGCGTGAGCACGTCACGCCACTTGGTGTTATTGAGCCACAGCATAAAGCCTTTGCGGAAGTCCGCTACTACGCCATCCAGGTCTAGCATGAGGATGTTACGTTCTTGTAGTTGTGGCCGTGTATCTTGATACATTAGCTGCTCAAGAATCTCATGCTTGCTGTGCATGGAATCTAGCATATCCTGCTCTGTGTAGCCCATCTCAATCCACATGCTGAACACATACTTGGTAAGGTCAGCTAGTTCTTCGCTTATGTTGGGGCCGAACTGCCACATAGTTTCTAGACGATGCGTCTTCCAGTGAGTTTGATCTAGCAATTCACTTAGCTCGCTATGTGCGCCTAGTATGTAGTTGATAAGCCATTCCGAGCTGCTACGTGTTTGGAACTGTTTAACCTTATCGTTGTATTCTTGCTGCTCGTCCCATACTTGCGCTAGGGTCTTTCTCATACTAACTCCATTAGGAACCGTTTGGTATCCATACGTGCATGATGGCTTAGGTAGCCCGTTTTGAAGGCAGCCAATCTACCTACACGCAATAGGTTATCTTCTATACGTTCATGCCAAGCTAGAGGTGGGGTGTTGGGCATGAGGTCAGGGGCAAAGTGTATCTGTCCATCTGCGTTGCCTCTGTTGTTTTCATACTGTGTAATGGTTGGCCCTATGATATGGTTAGGATACTCTGTGTACTGGTGTCCTGGAACCATTGTCTGCCGTACCCAGGGGATTGTATTTAGACCATTGTACAGTACGATGTGCTTATCTGTTTCTACCCTACTGATGTAGATAGGGAAGTTTATGATATAACCCTTTTCCGCATAGCCTTGTCTGTACTCGGTATTAGCGAAGGTGCAGATAACCGCCTTGCGCTCTTTCTTGAGTTGCTCTATTTCTCGTGCGCTTAACGGTTTACTTTCCCGTAAACCAGGCATCATGCCCCACAGCGTTGTCGCCATTTCCTCATACATATACAGGTAATCGGTAACAGTTTTCTGGCTGTTATTGAAGCGTGTATGTGCGCTAGTCTTCACTACCTTTGTCCATTGGTTCATGGAGTACAGGTCTGCCGTACCTAACAAGATGCTGGTGATGGGTGTAGCGATCCAGGGGATTGGGCTTTCATACATGAAGATAGCTCCTATGGGGAGTGCCATCTTTGAAGCCAGCACTTCTATCTGGTCAGCTTCGTAGCCAGCATCACGGCAACCCCAATAGGCGTAGATAGCACTCAAACCGCCACCTATGATGGTAATGTCAGGTTCCATTTTCTTTCCTCTTGGCTTCTGATATCTTCCTCTTAGTTTCTTCTGTGTGATGCTTTCCTACCCAAGTTGTATGTTCTGGGTGAAATTGCCCGTTACCTCTACCCTTCTGCATCATGTCTATAGAGTTATCAGCTTTATTTCCTATAAACAAATGCAGAGGATTGCAGCATCTAGGCTCATCGCACTTGTGCAAACATAGCATATTTTGCGGAATAGATCCATTAAATAGCAGATAACTAAAACGATGAGCATAGATCATTATCTGCTTACCGGCTCTATTGGATCCTAAGTGAATTTTTCCATAGCCATTAGGAGTGGTACTTTTGTGCCAAAGCCAGCAATCTTCTTCTAGGTCAGAGACTAAAGATATACTTCTCCAGAACATATACTCTTTCTGGCGGAGAAGATCTAAATCTTGCTCATCTACCCACGCCATTTTTCACCTCGATCGCATACTGTACTTTCGCCATATCAGCAGCGTCTCTGGCGTGACCACTGTCTATCTTAGTTCTAGTCGTAAGACTTTTCCAGCGTCCTGGACCCATCTTCACTACATTGTAGCCAGCGGTCTCATAGCAATGGCACAGTGTAGCGTAGATATGGAACTGGTCTTGGTTGAAGAAGAGGGTGCTGTTGGGTGGTGATTCTATGACGATGGTGGTAGGCTTTGTCATCTTAGTAAGCGCAAAGATGAAGTCTTCCTTATCAAATGCTTCGGGACGGCACACCATCCCCCACACAAACTCACCATCTTGTACAAAACTAATGCCTGTGCTTTCACCAGGGTCAAAGGCTAGTATACGGCTGATGCTCACCATTTCTTGGTCTCCCATAGATAAGGGGGAGCATTTCTGCTCCCCCTGGATTAACTAGAAGCGGGAATCTTCACTCATCTCGTCGGGAACATTTGCTAAGGAATCATCTTCCTCTGTTTCCCAACTGGCAATGTCATCCTCAAAGCCGTTGCTGGTGTCTGCATCGTCACCCAGGTTAAAAACATTGTTGACGCTTTCAGCGTCCTTGCCTGCTTGTTCTGGGGTAAGCGGTTCGACGATTACATTCTTGCTCTTGCCTTGATAGGTGTCCTTGCCGATCTTTGCCCACAGGGTCTTGTTCTTCAGGCTGCGGGAATTCAGGCTACCCGTGAGGGGCGCACCCACCGCATCCAGGAACCGACCAACCATGAACTTAGCTTTTGGCGTCATGGTCAATGTGTGCCAGATGGTGTTGCCAGTGGACTTCCCTGCTTCGTCCAATACGTCACAGGTAAGATTGACGTAAGGATTGCCAGCGGCACTTGTGCGGTCTTCGGTCTCCATAATACGCACTTTGTAAATGCCGTCAGCCAACAGTGTTGAACGCTCTAGATCGATTTTCATGGTTATTCTTTCCCCTTGTTGATTACACTCATCAATGCTTCATAGGTGTTACGAATTGGTCTGCTTAACTTCCCCGTCCGGTCTTTGGCTATATAGGCCGGAGTATCTGCAAATGCTATAAGATGCTCAGCGGGTTGGTCTTTCGCCGCTTGCTTAGTATAGCAATAGCCGATTTGCTCAATGATCCTTCTGACGTCAGGCCCAGTCTTCTTGCCGGAAAACAACGGCAGCAACTTATCTTCAGGAAATTCACGTTCCTTGCATCCCGCAACGAAGATGATGTTGTAGGGTAGCTTGATGAACAACCGCACTAAGGTCTGCATATCACGGGCTAACTTTCCGTAATCTTGCATCGTAGGTTGGTCATCGTAGATTCGCTGAGCTGGATTTGTCTTCACCGAATTCTCTAGCACCAGAATTTGCAGTTCGTTCAAGCTATCTATTACAATGGTCTTGAACGGTGCATCTTCTGGTTTTATCTTCTTCACAATTTGGTAGAAGGCTTTCACCTCATCCAAAGTTGTGATCTGTTGGGCCGGACTCTTGGGGTATCGTTTGATGTTACGCTTTAATGGTAGAAGTGAGCGCATACCATCTTCTAAGTCAAGGAAGAGTGGATCAGGGAAAGTACCAGCGAAGTAGGTCTTACCACTACCGCTGTCGCCATAGACAAGTATTTTCCAACCCTTATCTTCTGCTGTAGTATCATCCCAAGTACCGAAGGGTATATCCCTTGCAAGGGAAGGTGGTTGTGCGATCCTCTCTGCGGGATCTGCCATTAGTTTATCTCCTGTTTCACTTCTACGAATGCGGGTTTATACAGCAAGTTATGTTTTTATCGGCGGTGATCTGCACGCCATGTTGCCTCCTTACATTAGACCCAGAAGGGCATTGGGATAGAAACGGTAGAACTCATAGTTTTCTGGAATTACCGTTCTATCATGTTTGGTAATCTCACGCTGGAAGAACGCCACAGCTATGGATTCTTTAGGGAAGTGATTAGCTAGATAATAACCTACCATGATGTTAATGATGCCAGTCCCTGCCGGAATCAAGCAATCCTCTTGGGGATTGAAGGTAGCAAGGTTGATATTCACCTGCATCGCTAATTCATTAACATCTGTGCTGTAACCATCGGTAATAAATTCTACCTTCTCCGCATAGGCTTTCAGGGCTTGTAGGCGGAATCCAGGTTTGCCGCAAAAGGCTTTGTGGAACTTTGGATTTTCTAAGCGTTGTAAACCTTCTGTAGTCATCTCTTGAGTCTTCATTTAAGTATATCCTTTAACATGCCAGTAGTTAAATCTTTGATCATCCCAACTCTATAGTCTAAAAGACCGTGAACCAAATGATCAATAGTAGGTGAACCATCTTGGTACACAGATCGTAGATGAACCACGTTAGGAGCATGAACTGTACCGATGCGGCGGAAACGATGAAGACTCTGAAAGTAGTTGCTATCATAATTTCTTTCAGGGTAGAAGGCTGTCCTTGCTGCCGTGAGGGTGTGGCCGAAGCTACCTGTTTGCATGTTTAGGATGAGAATCTTTGTTTCGCCTTCTTGGAACTTACGTATCCAATTGTTACGCTCTTCTGTATCTGTTGCGCCTATAATCTTACCTATGCGCTGGTCTACCTTACGAGCTAGGAACTCTTCCAGATAGTAGGCAGTACGGGTGAAGCTCACCCATACGAGCCAGGGGCCATCGTAGATTTCCATAAGCTCCGGCAGAGCATCCCATTTACCGCTTTCGTTTGTGCCGTCTAGCAGCATTGGATTGCTGGCAAGTTGGATTAATCTGGTTACTTTACTGAGATGGTTCTCTACTGTGATCTTCGTGCTGGCCGTGACGTTGCCGCTATCGTCTTCCTGCTCTAGCGTGGTGGCTAAGTCTACAGCCATCTCATGATAAGCCTTTTCTTGCTTAGGCTTCATGGGTATATCTATTTCCTCAAAAATCCACTCTGGTATATCTAATACTTCGCTTTGACTACGAGCAAAGTATATATCTTCAAAGCGTTTCTTTATGACGTATTCAGCATCCATTTTATTAGCAACTACTTGATTGCCCCAGGGTGTAGGGTTCACCATGCAGTATTCCTGAGCAAAACGCCAATAGGAACTGTAGGCTTTTGGCTTGAGGATATTGAACTGTGACCATATATCATCAATCATACGGTTAGCTGGTGCGCCTGTAAGTTCCCATACTCTGGGGATACCCTTAGCTAATCTTACTACGCCTTTGGTGCGTAGAGAAGTTCGGCTTTTGTATAGGATGCTTTCGTCTAGTACCATGAGGTCAAAGTGCTTGGTCAGCAATGTCGGTACAATTTTTATAGCGGTCTCTGGATTAGTAATTACCCAGGTCATGCGATTGCGTACCTTGTTGTTCATTTCCTGCAATGTGGCTTTCTTGCCGTGATAGATAATCACATTGCTCTTACGGGGTAGGAACTGTTCCCATTTCTCTATTTCGCTTTTCCACATATACAGTAGGGAAAGCGGAGCTATGACCAGTACAGTATCCACATCTTCGAGTAGGTTCGCTGCCGTAATGCTGCAAATCGTTTTACCTAATCCAGGACTAAGTGATAGCATGGCACGCTGACGATCAGCTAGAAAGCTAATAGCCTCACGCTGGAAAGGGAACAAAGGTAGATTACGTATTTCAGGGATAGGGTTAACGAAGGTAACTTCTCTGCGCCATTTTGCTACATCCGGCGCAAGCATCAGTGGGCCTAAGCTATCCCGTAACCAGTGTAGAGCTTCAAGCGAAGTTGTAGCACGATAGCACAAACCCAACGTAGGATTGTTGGCTATGAACCACATGCTACCGTCTAGTAGTTTGAGGGTGGGATTAACTTTGGTGGGGACGAAGAAGAAAAAGTCTTGCTTTGTCTCTGGTAGGAAGGTTACTCTGCCAACATCTGGAGCTGGCGGTTGCTTTTCTGGCATTCTGTCTTGGCCTTTCTCGGCTGTAATATTTTATTGTGCTTGGGCGCACAACGTATTTAGTAGTATAGCACAGGCTGTATAATGGCGCAAATAAAGGCATATGCCCCACAATATAAGGTGTTTTGCCGCTTTACAAATAGGTTATGTTGTGTTAGCCTAATAGGGTAAATCTATACAGGAAAATATTTATGACCAAACAATCTGAGTACCTCGAAGAAAATATAGTAATTCTCGCTATCCGCAATCAAATGGGAAATGTGGGATTAGCTGCTAAAGAGTTAGGATTGAGTCGAGGTGAGCTTGTAGATTACATGGTAAGACATCCATCCGTTATGGATACTAAAAAACAAATCAAGGAATTTGTTAAAGATCAAGCAGAAGATCTTTTAGTGCAGAAGATGCAAGATGATCCTACTTTGCTTATGTTCTTCCTGAAGACTCAAGCTAGGGATAGAGGTTATGATCTAAGCTCTGCTCCTGCTAATGTTACCAATAGAGTAGAAGTTAAGGTAGATGCTAAGTTCTTAATTGCTGCAATGCGACAGGCAGCAGACCAGCCCAAGCAAGAAGAAATTATAGAGCATCCTCTTTTTCCTGCTCGTTTAGTTGATAATCTAAATCCATGAAACCTTATCACAAAAACCCAAGACGCATAAGCGATAAGCAGCAGGGGGATCTTGCTACTTGGCTGTTGGAGTTAGGGGATTTGTCGGGTATTGTTCATGAGCTTAATAGCGATGAAATTATAGGCGGGAATCAGCGTAGTAAGATTTTTGATATAAATTCCTGCAAAGTTATCATGACGGAAGAATATCCAGAAGCTGACGAGCAAGGTACGGTTGGCTTTGGATTTGTGGTTTGGAAGGATAGAAAATATTCCTATCGTCAAGTACGCTGGACGGAACGGCAGGCAGAGCAAGCGAATATTGTTGCCAATCGTGCCGGCGGTGAATGGGATTTTGAAATTTTAACTAATAGATTTTCGGTAGAGGATCTTCTGAATTGGGGATTTGAACCTGTAGAGTTTAAGAGAAGTGATGATCCACCAGAAGCAGAACCCCGAGAAGAACCGCAATTAGCCAGTGAGCAGTTAATTGAAATCCGCTGTTCAACAAGGGATCTAGTAGATTTTCAGGGAAAGCTAGATGAGTGGGCAAAGCGAGCAACTGTTACGATCGACATTTCGTAATGCAGTTAGTGATGTTGCTTGGCAAAAGCAGCTTCGGGATAGATATCAATCTGAAGGTGTGCCACCTGTACCGCATTTAGATGTTAAGCGTGCTATCGTGCGACCTGTCAGTAGGAATTTGGCAGAGCAGATCATTCTGAAATACGAATGGTTGGGAACAATGGCACAGACCACTTATCACTACGGCATATTCTTTGGTTCTTATTGTGCGGGTATATGTTGTGTTGCCGCAGGCTTCGCTACAGGTGGTGTAAGTACGCACATGGAATGGGGTATAGAAAAGCGTGAATTAGCAATCCTTGCTCGTGGAGCTAATACGCATTGGTCACCGAAAGGTGCAAATTCTAAATTAGTATCTTGGACGTGCAAGCTAATGGCTAAAGATACGAAGGCTAAATTGCTGATAGCATATTCTGATACAGATGCAGGTGAAATAGGCACAATCTACCAAGCATGTAATTGGATATGCGTAGGTAAAGGTTCTTCAACTACTCAATGGATTGCACCTACGGGTAGAGTATATGATCAAAAACTACCATATGACTTGCAAAGACGTGGTGGCTTCAAGAAGCCTCGCAGTTCATATGTAGAAGAATTACGTGCTGCCGGATGGACTGAACAGCGAAGTAATGCTAAGTATAGATATGTATATATCTTAGATAAAACAGATAAAGCGTTGATTGCTAAGGTAGAGAAGATGCGACAACCTTATCCTAAACGTTATCATGCGGTCGAGGCGACACAGGACGCAGTTGACTACCAGTCAGAAGAGGGCGGTGCAAATCCGACCCGACCGCTTTTAGTAGGTTGCAATGAATAAAGAATCCATTGTAGATCAACAAATTCTAGATGCTATCTCTGGAAGTGGTGGTATCATCAGTACCATCGCCAAGAGATTGCGATGTGAATGGCGTGTTGCCGAAGCCTACATCCAGAATGATCCTGAGATAAAAGCTGTTTTTGAAGCAGAGCGGGAAACGATGGTTGATCTGTGTGAATCTGTAGTATTTCGCAATGTACAGATAGCGCAGGAAGTACAGCGTAATGGGGATCTTGGAGATACTACAGATGCTAAGTGGCTTCTTAGTAGATTAGGTAAAGCTAGAGGATATTCTGAACGGCAAGAAATTACAGGTAAAGATGGGGAATCTATTGGTATGTCGCCTGCGATGTTGATAGCTGCCATGAGAACAGGGATCTACGTTGTCGATGAAAAAGAGGAAACTGTCTCTGAAGAAAGGAACCTTCTCAGCATCTCCTGATTTTAGCTTAACGCAATTGGAGGCTGAGGAGCTTGGAAAATGCTATCAAAGTCCTGCTTATTTTATCAGGACGTATTGTCACATCTACGATACTGTAGATGCAGGTTGGGTTCCCTTTGAGCTGTGGCCTGCTCAGATGGCTGCACTTGACATTATCCATAATAATCAGTTATCCATCGTACTCAAGGCAAGGCAGATTGGTCTCACCTGGCTTGTTCTTGCGTATGCTTTATGGTGCATGATTTTCAGGCCGATTGCATCTGTGTTGATATTTAGTAAGCGGGACATAGATGCAATCTACCTGCTCTCCGAAGACCGTCTTCGTGGGATGTATGACCGCTTGCCGGAATGGATGAAGGGTGGTCATGACGTCTTCACTGACAATGCTCATGAGTGGAGTATGGAAAATGCGAGCACAGCCCGAAGTTTTCCTACTTCTGCTGGCGATAGTTATACTGCTACTCTGGCTATTGTCGACGAGGCTGATCTCTCTCCTGACCTAAACTCGCTTCTCCGAGCAGTTAAACCCACTATTGCAAACGGTGGGAAAATGATACTGCTGTCTCGTGCCGATAAAGACAAGCCCATCTCTGACTTCAAAAAGATCTACATTGACGCCAAAGCTGGCAAGACGGCTTGGGCGCACATCTTCTTGCCCTGGTACGTTCATCCTCGTAGGACTCCGGAATGGTATGAGAAGGAGAAGGTGGATATTGAATCTCGTACAGGAAGCCTTGACGACCTGTACGAGCAATATCCAGCGACCGATTCTGAGGCACTGAAGCCACGCTCAATGGATAAGAGGATTCCCTATGAATGGCTTGCGGCAGTTTACGAGGAGCTTGAGGGGGATGATAATATTGGGCTTCCTGGTCTTACTGTGTTTAAGCGACCTGAAGACGGCCACATTTACGTCATTGGGGCGGATCCTGCAGAAGGAAATCCTAACTCAGATGATAGCTCTGCAACTGTTATGGATGTGGCTACAGGCGAGGAAGTAGCGTTGTTAGCCGAACGGCTGCAACCGAACACCTTTGCAGATTACATTGAGAAGTTAGCTGGCTTCTATAACGAGGCTAGTGTGTTAGTGGAACGCAACAATCATGGTCATGCTGTGCTGCTCAAGCTGGCAGAGGATGGCTTTGAAGGTACGATGAATGGTATGGATAGCCGTCCTGGGTGGCTCAATACCACTAAGGGAAAGGCTATAATGTATACACATTGTACAAAGGTTATACAAGAAAAAGACGCGATTGTACATGCTTTTTCTACTTATCAACAACTCGCCTCCATAGTCGGTAGCACGTTAAAAGCCCCTGAACATGAGCATGACGACAGAGCTACGAGCTTTGCGCTGGCTCAGTGTGCTCGCATCATCATCCTTGGTGGGGACGTGATGATGGCCTCTGCTCATGTTGAGGGGCGACGTGCTGCACCAGAAATGGAACCTGTGGGGGATGAAATACCTGTTGGGGCCGTATCTACTGTGCGGCGTGGGCAATCTAATTTTACTCGTACTGTACGGGTAATCAGAACATCAACGAGGGCTGTCCATGCGCCTACCGAAAATTTGGGATAGATTCTATGAGATATTCGCTGACGTCTCCCGTGACTTGGGACGTAGTTTCAGCCTTATCATCCGCAGAAGTTCTACGATCTGGAGAACCCCTACTTATAGTTGGGGACGTAGTGACTACGACTTCTGGACTAGAGCTTACTACTGTAAGGTGGCCGGACTCGAAGTCTCCGGTCTCTTTATCAGACCTATCGTGCATAAGATACCCGCATGGGTGTTGGGGAGCCTTCCCGTGTTCCTGCTTAAAAGCAAGCGAACGCAGAAGAAGTTAGATGAATGGTTTTCCCTGCATCATGAAGATATAATGCGTGCTTACGAAGGTTCGTTGAAACATGGTGATGCTTTCTTCGTAATCAACTCAGATCGTAGTGTGACTCTTGTGCCGCCTAACTGCGTAGATCCCATCGTTGCTCCTGATGACTACGGCAAACGGATAGGCTGGCGCATTCGTCAAGTGTTCGCCCATCCCGAGGACGGATCGCTAAAGATGACCGTAACGGATGAGTACTATATAGATAGACGAGTGCATAGAGAAGAGTTTTCCAACGGCACAATCCGAACGAAAACTTACCCCAATCTTATAGGAATCATTCCCGTAGTTCACGTAGCAAATCATCCTGGGGAAGGTGAGCAGTTCGGGCATCCTGAAGCTGAGGCTCTTCTTGATTTGCTACATCGTTACGGACAAATCTTGGAAGCCTCAGTGGAGGGGAACATCTTGCAAGGTAGACCAACACCCGTAATTGCTTTTAACACGGTGCAAGATCTTAATGCTTTCTGGCGTCGATACGGCAGCAAGGCTTCTACAAAGCTACCCGATGGGACAACGAGGGAATCCGAGAGTATTAGCATCGACATGAGCGATGTTCTAACGCTTTCGGGGGCTACGATGGATTACAAAAGTCCAGGAAGTTTCGCTGATGATGCTGTGAGGATTCTGGGATTATTGTTCTACCTGATTATTGAGCATCTGGAAGTGCCAGAGTTCGTGTTCGGTAATGCAATCGAGGGAAGCAAGGCTTCTGCCGAAACACAAATGCCAGTGTTTGAAGTCTTCATCACGGCAAGGCAGAAAAGCTGCACTCCCTGGATTCTAGAGGTGTGCCGTATTGTACAGGCGTATGAGGAAATCATCTCACCGGAACGCAGAGAGGATCCCATATTGCAATGGAACAAGCTCACACAGAATGGCCGCATGGTATTGGATGCTGTGAATTGGGCTTTCGGGGAAGGCTTGCTGGATGAGAAGACAGCACTTACTCTTCTTCCAATTGATATAGAGAATCCCGATGAAGTATTGAAGCAAGCAAAGCGGGATGCGGAAAAGCGGCAAGTCAACGACGAAGCTAAGATGGAAAGACAGATGAAGATGCAAAAGGAGAACGCCCCAGATCCTGGCCCAACACCCAATGGCGGGAAGAAACTAGGTGAAATGGATGAGTCTCTAAAAGAAGAATTGGAATTATTAGTTTAATGGAGGGGGAGAAATGACTGTATCAAAAGAAAATGTTAAGCTGGAACAACGATTGGTTCGTGTGCAAAATGCAGTAGCCGCTTTGGATGCAAAAGTTAATGCGCTCTTGGGCGATAGGGCAAAGGATGTACGTTTGCCAAAGCCAGAAGCAGAACCTATGGCATCATCTGCACAACCTTATGCAATCAAGCCGGAAGCGGAACTGCCAGAAGGTACGATTGAACCACCTGTGGTTCCGGCAGAAGGCAAGACGGTAGCGGAAGCGGCAGCGGAGGAAGAAGCTGAACCTGTAGATCCTAGCACAATCAAGCCACCTGTGACCCCTGTGCCGGAAGACCCGAACAATCCCAAGACGGAAGAGCAGAAGCAGAAGGAAGCACAAGAGAAGTCAGACGCCGAAGTGGAATCTGCTGAGAGCAAGCCAGAAACTGACGAGCAGAGGAAGCAGCGTGAGCAACGTGAACAGCAAGGACGCTCATCGACTTCTACTTCCACGCCACCACGTCAGGTACGACCTACACAGTAGGAGGGGCTATGGAAGATGGAGAAGAGCTCAAGGGAAGTTTTCATGATACTTTGCTCATCTCGGAGTTCACCGGAGCGTTTCCTGAAGTGCCTATTTTCAGGGACATTGACCTCAGGGAGCTTACAGGCGGAGAAGATAAACCTGTCTTCGTCACATTACCAATCGGTAAAGCAAATGCTAAATCAGGGAACCAAAGGTTCTACGATGAAGCCTTCATTACCGAATTGGAAAAGCAAGTTCGTGATAACAAGCCCATAGGATTGATGGGGCATCTTTCTGAGGATCAGCGTGCTTTTGCTTTCCCTGCCGAAGCTGTGCATTGGATTGGTACAATGCGAGTCAAGGAATATCTTATAGGGAAGGGCTACGTGCCTTCGGGTGATAGCCGTAACAGGTTGCAGAGGTATCGTGCAACTCAGAAGAAGATTGCTACCAGTATAGATGCTAGAGGTGATGGCGTCTGGAGTGAGCAGTTGGGGGCTTACAAGATGATAGCCTCTACGTTGGTGCTTAATCAGATTGATATTGCACCCGCTGATAGAGCAGGAATATCGGATCTGTCTGCCGTACCGTTGCTAACACAAGAGATGGCTACACAAAGTGGCATCATTGTTGTTAGACCAATCAAGGAGAGTAAGAAAGTGACCGAAGAAGAAAAGAAGCAAGCCATGTTGGAGATGACAGCAGCAGATGCTAGTGTGCTGCCGGAATCAGTACGTGCCGCTATCATCCAAGAGTACTCTAAAGAAATCAAGGAAGCTCTTGGCTTGACAGACGGGAACATCTTGGATGCGGTGAAAAGTATCCAGGCGAAGGATGCTGCTCGTGAGAAGGCAGCGGTATCATCCCGTATTACTGAGATGGCTACTACGGGTGACAAGGCAATCAAGATTGAGGCTGTGCGGGAAATGGTCATTGACATGGTGGAAGCCAAGAATCCGCTCACAGTGGCAGATGCAGAGAAGGCTTACGCTGAAGTCTTGGAAAAGCCTTCAGTGAAGAAAGCCCTTGATCTGGCATTGCAGGAAAGCATGGGGCCGTCGCAAACCACACCTGTTCAGCAACAGACTGGGACTACGGCAGGAACAGACCCGAAGATGAAGGGCAAATGGTTTGTTCTTCCACCCTCACAGAATGCGGCAAGCAACTAGAGCGGTAGTTCAATAGATACAGGGAGAGAAGAAAATGTCCGGATTACTTTCATACTTTGACAATGATGGCAAGGCTGTCAACGTCACTCTTACGGCTGCGGTCGCTAAGGGGCAAGTTGTAGTCGCACAAGGATGGGTAGGTATTGCTGAAAGTGCAGGGGCAATCGGTGAAACTATTGCCATTGCTATTGATGATCGTGCCTATCAGATTACTGTTCCTGCTGCGCTGGCCGTACCGAAGGGAACCATCGTGTATCTTACACTGGCTTCGGTGACTGGTCATACACCCCAGGATGCAGCTTATGTTCTTGCACCTGCTGCCGGAACGGTGGCGTTCTTCAAGGCGATGGAAGCCAAAGACGCCAACAATGTTGTGATTGGTAGATTGCTCGCTGCCAACTCATTAGCTTCGTAGTTCGCAACTCATTCACAATAGTTTTATAGGAGAGGAAGAAATGGGCGTAATCTACAACGGGGCTAATGCTCGCAAGGAGCTACCGTATTATCAATTTGAGAAGGGCTTTGATCTCGGCAAAAGCCTCAAGGAAGTACGTGTCAATGGACAGACAGTTTATGAGTTCATTGGCTCAGATGACTTTGCTGCCGATTGGTACACCCGCATTACCTATGAAGTCAATGCTGGCCGTACTCGTGTTCCTACAGTATACGAACCAATCTATGACATCATCGTAGATAGCTCGCTGCCGGAAACCCTTAATCTTAAGAATTGGGGGCCAGGTGGCTTCGTATTCGAGGAAGTCTTCGAAGGTGGTGAAGTTAAGTTTGGACACATCACCACAGCGGAAGTGTCGGTTTCACAACGTCAGTTTGGCGTTGGGCTAGAGTATAGCAAGAAGCTGATGATGTTCAATCAGCTTTGGCAGATTGCTCGCATTGAGCGTGCCGTTGGGGAAGCGCATAATGCCTTGCTCAATCACATGCACTTGCAGCCAATCCTGAACTATACATATCTTGCTGCCAACCAATCTGCTGCCGTGACGACAGGTGTTACGACAACTGAAGACTGGTTCCTTACTTTGGAATCGGCAATCGTGGCGGCACAAGCTGATACAGTGAATCCACGACCAGGCCCGTATGTGCTGCTCTGCCATCCTGCACAGATGTTCATGATCCAACGTATGTTAAATCGTGTACCGCAGGAAGGCTTTGCGCTGGATTCTTCGGCTTCCTCACAGATTGGGGCGGTCATCGGATATTCGGGTTGGTCTGGTACTCGTGGTAAGAAGACAGTTACCTATCCTGGCGTGACGCTTGGCAAATCTTACCTCATCAGCACCACGTATCGCTCGGATGACTTTGTTTCTCTGGTGAAGCAACCGCTAGAATCAGCACAAGGTAACGCTGATGTGAGTCGCTTCATTATGGATCAAATCGTATGGGATGTGTGGTTGGGGATCTATGCCAATCCGCTGCGTTCCGTTGAAGAGATTACCTGGCCTGTCTAAGAGGACATATGGCTACAGCACTAGAGCAGCAACGGCTTCGTATGGATGTAGGCTTTGCGCCGGATGACGTTCTCTCGCTATCTGATGCAACCATAGATGCTATCTTCGTAGAAGCAGGGGAGAGGTTTGGTGATCCTGCTTCTATCTTGATTAGCACTCGTGTGATAACGTTGCGGCGCATGGTGATGCAAGCGGCTAATGAAGTAGATTATACGCAGAACAACACAACCGAGAAGGCGTCTCAACGCTACGATCATCTCGTGCGTGAACTGCGTAGATGGGAGAACTTGCTTGAAGACGCCGTCTCCGCCGAAGCGGGAGCGGTCAGATCCGGGAAGCCTATGCAGAATCCTCCTAGAGTTAAGGAATATCCAAGAGGCTATGTATGGTAGACTTGACGACCTGGATATCGAAGTTGGGGAAGACGACGAGGTCGAACGAGCTAGATACTGGGATGAAAGCGGCAGAGGCATTGCGGAGGATATCCGCAAGACCCTCTCAGGCAGTATTCCGTACTCCCAGCGGTACAAGACTCGCCGCACAAACCGTAAGGATTGAATCTGACAATACGGCAACCCCAGGAGAAAGCACCGCAGGAAGCGCACCTGTACGCAAGGTCATCATATTCGGTATTAAGAACCATCCTACCCTTCCAGATACAAACATGAAGGAAGGTTATGTGTTCGTATATGAAGGCGATGAGTATAAGTGCGTAGATGTCATTACGACCAGAGGCGAGATACAGGGTATTTGGGAAGCTACAGGCTAAGACATGGATGAGCGTACCAAGTTTGAGATCTTAGTAGAAAGTCAGGATATTGCGGTAATCCGTGAGTTAATATTTCAGGACTATGGTTTTGAAGTAACGGATGCCTATATCAAAGATCTAATTGTGTTCGTGCAAGATATGCTGGATGGGCGTGATGATAGAGACACTGAGCAGTAGGGAAGCTCCAGCTCCAGCCATTGCTATTGAAGCGATGTTCGTAACACGCTTGCAAGAAGATATTGCGCTGGAAGCGGTAGCGTTGGGGGGAATCTACGCTTATACATCCTTAGGTCATCAGGGCATACATCGGGATGCTACGCCAGAAGCCTATGATGTGGATGGCTATTTGCTGCCGATCATTATATGCAAAGCCCGAAGCCCAATCCCTAGTCCAGCTATCTACGATCCAATAGATCGTGTGGTAGGTCAGAGCAGGGTAGTAGAGTTTTGGATGTATCAATGGGTAGGCTATGATATTATTGAAGTCATGGATAACTACATCTTTACTATCATGCAAAGCTACAAATTCCCCAATTACTATCCTACGCAATGGATGTATACCACAGGATTGCTGGTAGATCCAGGAAGTCTTAACGGTGCTTCCATGATGCGCTCTGATTACTTAACGAGGAAGTTACGTAAACCATGAGAGTGAACTGGATTAGTTACTATCTGAATCATGATGGCTATGGTAGATTTTCCAGTCGCTTAGTGCGTGAGATGCAACAGTGGGGAATGGATGTGCTGCCGTTGCTCTGCGAAGATATCGACAGACCGCAATGGATGCTGAACCAGATGGGTGTAAATTGGGATAACTTTACCATCACCTGTCATCTTCCTAGATTCGTGCGGAAGATTCCTGGTAAGGGAACACACTGGCTCTATACTATGTGTGAAACTACCACTATTCCCAAGAGTACGGTGAAGCTATTGAATCGTTGCGGTTTGGATAGGATTCTTGTGCCGTGTCAGCATAACTTGGAAGCCTTTACCAATAGTGGCGTGAAGGTTCCTATATCGGTTGTGCCGTTAGGTACAGATCCAGATGAATTTCCTGTAGGAAAGCAGATCCCTGAAAGACCCTATACCTTCCTTACCATAGCAGATCGAGGAACTCGTAAGGGTTGGCAGGAAGTTTACGGGGCTTTCTACAAAGCCTTCGGCAGCAAAAGTGCCGGAGAGCAGAATGTACGGCTCATCATTAAAAGCACTCCTAGAGGCAATCCTTTGTTGCAACTTCTACGCAGGGCAAAGGATTGGGATCCTCGCATTGTAATTGATATAGGGATCTATGAGGATATGGCTGACTTCTACGCACAGGGGGATTGTCTTGCATTGCCTTCCCGTTGCGAAGGATGGGGGATGCCTCATCGTGAAGCTGCGATGATGGGCCTTCCCGTGATTGTGCAACAGTATGCAGGGTTAGATGACGGCAACACGAATAAGTGGGCCATCATCGTGCGAGGTGGTAAGATTAAGCCTGTGCTGCCGTCTGGTCGGGGAGATAGCGGGGAGTGGATGGTAGCGGATGAGCATAAGGTAGCAGATGCTATGCAGTTCTGCTATCATGCGCCTGATAAAGCTGCGCTGATAGGCAAGGAAGCAAGAGCTTGGCTATCTGGACATCAAACTTACCGAGATGCTGCTGCCGGACTCATAGAGTTGATCCACGAACAAGGAGGGTATGATGGCGGGGCGATCCGGCGTGTACGTAGAGAATCCCAAGTCTCTAACCAAAATGGGAGAGACAACCGAGCTGTTCTTGCAAGCGACCTTCGTAGCGGGTAGGAAAGAAGCTATACGGTTAGCCTCTGAAATGGAGCTATGGGCGAAGGATAACGCACCCTGGCAAAATGTGACTGGTAAAGCTCGTGAAGGTCTGAAGGGTTGGGTAGATCCTTCTGGTGGGCCAATCGGTACGATTGTACTACAGCACAATCCAGAGCTGCATTATACCATTTGGTTAGAATTAGCGCATCAGGGACGTTATGCCATCTTAACTCCAGCTCGTGATTATTGGGGGCCAAAGATTCGAGTATCTTTGCAGAGATTAGCAAACTTAGGATATGTAACATTAGGAGAGGAAGAATAAGATGCCGTTCGATCAGGGATCACCACAATTTGGACTTAATGATGGGAAGATTGCTACGTGGAGTAGCAATGGTACGATTACTAGCTATGCGCCTGTCGGTGGTACAGACATTATGTCTATCCAGATGGGTAACGTAGCAATGGAAGTCATCTCTGCGATCTTAACGGGGGATGACACACAGACCGCAATTTCTGCTGCTTCTATCGGTGGTACGTTGCAGTTGCGATGGGGTGGTTTGAATTTGGATATGCTGGCTATTCTGACTGGTCGTACCGTGACTTCGGGTACATCCAGCATGAAGAGCATCCGTATTGCAGGTGGTCAGAAGATGCCCTATGTGGGAATCATCCTCAAGGCACTCTCGGCAGAAGCAGGGGATACCTGGCTCTTCTTGCCCAAGACCAAGATTACATCTGGCTTCACGCTGGCACAGATGGAGTATGGTGCGTTCACTATTCCGGAAGTTACCATGCAAGTTGTAGATGATTTGCAATGGGGTGCAATCAACGTGATTACACATCCTACCGATGTGCCTATCACAGCCTTCCCGCCCGCAGGACTCGTCGCAACTTAGTAGGAGATATTATGAACGAGAACGAATTGCCCGTAAGTTCTGGTTTGGAATGGCGTAATAAACGTGAACGGGGGGAGTTGGTTCAGCTCCCCTACGGTGGTTATATTGTGCGGATTCGTACAGTACGGCCAGACCAACTATTGAAGTTGGGGAAGATTCCGCAGGTCTTAACTACTCTGTTGCTGGAAGAAATCTATGGCAAGGGCGAGGATAATAAATTTGAGAAGTTCCTCTCAGATTCAGAAACGCCAGAGGAGGCAATGGCGATGCTGGAATCCTTGCGAGTAGTGTGTGTGGCCGGAATGGTGGAACCGAAGGTTGTAGATAATCCTACAAAAGACAATGAAATATCTATCGATGACATTGACTTGTCAGATAGAGCCTACATCTTCCGGCTGGTGTTCGCACCTTCCGAAGCATTGCATAGGTTTCGTTACCAACCGCCATCAAATGTGGACGTTGTGGCAGACGGTGCAGCAGACCCACAGCCGACCGTCTGAACTTCTATGCGTAGAAGATCCCCTAGTAGCCTATCTATTTGATGCTGCCGTAGTGACCTTTGGTAACATCATAGAGAACGCTGTGCAGGAGCGCATTGAAGTTGGCATGGGGGACAAGAAGGAATGGAAGCAGAAGTATACGCTTCATCAGCTTTTGGATAGTAGCTTCAAGCTACCTACAGATAAAGATGAAATTGTAAAAGGTAGAAGCAATGATCCATTTGCGGGTGGTGGTCTTGCTGCCGTATTAGCATTGGCAGGAGCGCATGGAAGCAGAGTTAAGAAATGGGAGTATAAACCAAACTAATGAGCGATGACTTTGGTGGTGGTGAAAATCCCAAAATTAAATTTGTAATCGATACTACTGATTCCAAGCAAGCTATCATCGATATGACGGCTCTTGGCAATAGTGTCAAGAAGAGCATGTCTGAAGCCGATGCTTCTGTGAAGTTGGTCTATCGTAGCCTACAGGTTATGATTGCCAATGCCAGAACTAATCTGGAGCAGATGCGTGCCGCCACAGCGAAGGCTCAAGCAGATGCTAAGGTACGTGTTGCTAAAGCAGATACAAATAAGAGTGTTGCGATCTTACAGGCTAGAGCAGATTCCAAAGCAGCTATCGCTCTTTCAGATCAAGCTACTGCTAAGATAGAAGGTAATCAGCGACGTCTTACTAAGACGAATGAAGCCAATCAGCGTATCCGTGTAGCCAACAATAATCAAGCTAATAAGATTATTCTGCAAGGCAATAGCATCGTACATCAGCAGCAGATGCAAGCTGCTAAGAGTACGACAGCGGCACACACAGCTAATGCGAAGGTAGCTGTAGCAACTCAGAAAACTATTCAGAATTCTATTATCGCTACGGGCAAGGTGCAAACAGCGATTATCAATTCTAATAGCAAAGCTGCTCAAGCGGCAGCGGCACAGGCGATATCATTACAGAATCATCAGCAACGTATTGCGGTAGCCGCTCTCCAGCAACAGAATCGCATGGCGTTAGCACAACAGCGTCAAGCGGGTGGTGGTGGTGGGCGTGGTGGTGGTGGTGGTGGTGGTGGTGGTGGTTGGGGTGCGGCATGGGGTACTAGCGGTCTTTTGCAAGGGGCAGGGACGGTCGGTAAAGCCTTAGCGTGTAGTGGTGCGGCCGGATTGTTAGGTGGCTTCGTTGGATTAGCTGCGGCAGGATTTGTTGCAGGTGCGATTGTAGGGCAGATCACAGCTATCGTAAAGAGCATGGTAGATGCGGCTGGTGCTGCCGATGCGATGACCGCTGCTTATGCTCGTCAAGCTGTTGCGGCCAGAACCTTAGCCGGAAGTCAATCGCAAGTTAATCGCTTTCTGACAGAATACGATGAAGCTACAGGTGGTGTGTTAGGGAAGCAGAAGCAACTAGAAGGCGTCACTAAGCTCCTGAGTGTAGGCTTTGCCGATACTTCTGATGAACTTCAAAAAGCTGCTAAGGGAATTCGTGGGATCTCGCTGGCAACAGGTAGGGATCCTGATGCGGTACAAAATGATCTAATCTTGGAAATGTTCACGCAACGTGGTCAGCGTTTGGATCAGCTTGGCTTGCAATACGATGTAGTGCGTGAAAAGCAAGAAGAAATGATGGATGCCAATTCATCCCTGACCAAACAGCAAGCCTATCAGAACGCTGTACTGGAACATGCCGAAGAACGCTATGGTGCTCTTGCGGATAGTGCCGCTGGACAAGCTACGGCAACCGAGAAGTTAGCCGCTGACTATGAAGATCTAGGTCTGGCAATTGCTCAGGCTTTTAAGGTTCCGATTGATAACATTGCAGCTTTCTTGAATAAAGATGTTAATAAGATACAAGCCGCCGCAGATGCCATCAACAGAGTAACTCCCAATGAAATCCGCAGAACAGGAGATGTTCCTGGTGGTATTTGGGAAGGGCAAAAAGGTTCCCATAATCTAGCGGAAGCGCAAGCCATTAAGATCGGCTTAGAGATGGAGAAAGCTAGTCTAGAAGCTGGGAACTTTAATTCCGCAGTCTTGGGGACTGTACCCACCGCAGAGCAATTAGCGGATGCCTTCGCTAAAGTGAATGGAGAACTTCTGAAGGCTGGCCGTTCTGTTGCTGCCTTGAACGCTCAACATATGCTAGATACGGGTGGGCTTTCTCCTACAATGGGCTTGAGCAATGATCCCTACGCTATGGCAGGGAAAGCCAAAGGCCCAACGGCAGACCAAATAGATGAGATGGTTAGCTTCACTACTGAGCGCAATGCAATCATGGCACAAGCTAACTCAGATGCGCTGGCCGAGAACCGTAGTTACTTCCAGTCTAGAAATAATTTAGAGCGGGATTATCAGCAGAATCTTACAGAAGAAGCGGCAGATTTTGCTCGTCAGCGTGCTAGAGATAATGCCCATTTTGCGGCAGACCTGGCTGATGCTGAACGGGATATGGCGAAGGATAGACTGGATGTTCAGGAAGACTTAGCCAAATCTATTGCTCGTGCGAATCGGGATCATAACCGACAGCTTGCTAAATATCAAGAAGACTTAGAAGAAAATATTGCAGATTCCCGTAAGGATGCTGCCGAACGTACCGAAGAAGCTATTGAAGACTTCAACGAAAAGCAAGCCGAAGCTAGGGAAGACAGCGGCAAGCAAATCCTTGAAATGGAAGAGGACTTCAAGCGACAACAGAAACGTGCCGCTGAAGATCATAACGATGCCATACTAGATGCTGCTTCTCATCTTGATGCTGCTGCCGTATATGCCGAACAAAAATCTTATGCACGTAAGAAGCGGCAAGCAGAGGAAGACCAAGCTCTGGCTATCGCGAAGGAAAAAGAAAAGCTCACTGAAGAATTAGCCGAGAATGCGGAAGCGCACGCTGAAACGCTATCTGAGATAAAAGAAAATTTAGCAGACGAAATTGAAGAGCAGAACAAAGCGCATCAGGAAAGAGTAAAGGATGCCAATGAAGCCCATGCTCTGCAACTCGCAGATCAACAAGCTGCTGCCGCAGAAAGATTGCATGAACAAGATCTAGAAGATGCTGAACGTTTACAGGATATGAAGGATGCTCATATCCTGCGCCAGTCAGAGGAAGATATTGATCGTGGGATTAGATTAGGTAAAGATGCGACGCAGCACAATGCACAACTATTGGAAATGGATAGGGTGCATGGCGAACGCCTCACGCAGATTGGAACCCACGCTGGTCAGGAACTAACGGAACTGGAAACGGCCCACAAAGCTAGAATGTTGGAAATGGGCTATGAAAATCAAGAATGGACAATGGCAGAAAAGCGTGCTCAAGCGATTGCACTTGCAGAGCATAAGAAGTTTTTGCTGGAAGATAGAAAATTAAGTGCAGAGCAACGTGCCGCTGATATCAAAGCTAAGATGGCAGAAGCCATTGCAATCGGAGCTGATTTGGGGCCGTTACAAGATGCTCTAAATGCAGTAAATGCTACCGTCTTAGGGCTTACGGGTGAAATCTCAGACCAGCAAACTGTGATTGATGCTTTGCCCAAACCGCAGGATGCAAAGGTTGAGCGCAATGTTCTGACAGGTAGTACCATTACGGAACCCATTATCAAAGCAGAGGGAAGTAGCTACACCATCACGCCATCCTCTATGACTGGTGGGGCCGTATCGAAAACTTCCAACATACGAGTAGATCAAGGTGCGATTGTGATCCATGCTCCACCAGGCATGTCTACTGCTAGTTTGGGAACTGAATTTGAAACACGATTGTTGCAAGTTCTGAGGAAGGTAGCACAAGTAGGATGAGCAACTATAGCGTAGCTTTAGGTCATGATGTTGCATTAGCTTCTCTGGCTTTGATGAAGCCACAACCTATGAGTCCAGGTGTTCAGGTCACCCGTAGGTTCTTTATGGGAGATGGTTCTGTATTGGATCAGGGATTATATGTAGAGTGGGTTTATAATGTGGTGGAAGATGCCGCACAGCTATCTTCTATTCTAACGCCAATGGGATTGATGACCGCACAATCTGCTGCCGTAACCATCAACACCCGCAATCAGCTTTATGTATATAAAAGATACAATGGCATAGCGATCCGTCCAGAAGCTAATTGGGAAAACTATTTCGCTCGTAACATTACCATCGTCATTAGAAACTTGGCGGTCTTGCCGTGACGCTACGTCTTTACATGAACAAACCCAAAGTCATCATGCGAGCCAGGATGAATCAGAATCCGGCTGGTCTTGTGTATCCACAACCTACTCTACAATTTGATACTGTAACCGTAGGAAATGTAACGCTGCTCAAAGAGAGCATGACGGTATTGATAGGTTCTGCGCCAGATAAAAATGATTACGGCACGCTTCGTTACAGATATATGGATCCAGATTTTCCCACTACGCAGATGCACGTAAATAGTTACTCACAAGGTAAAGGTATTGGGGAAGCGAACATCGTAGATAATTCTTATATCACGGTGCTAGAAGACTATCGGGTATGGGCGAAGATTCCTTCTATGTCTGGTGGTGCAATGTGGAAGGATGATGATATTGGTTCTTTGCTGAACAACGGCAAACCCGCTGCCGTTCCCAACGGTGGGCCAGGTACGGCAGGAACAATAGATCCTGTAACGGGTAGGCTGGAAGTAGCTTTCGATGCACAATCTTGGATCCACGACTTAGCGATGTCTCCTGCCGTATCCGTTCCTCAGAACTTTATTTGGGAATTTCCTGGAACTGCATTGGTGGTATCTGGCAGCATCACTACCCCTACGGTCACGGTGCGCTTTCTTCCTGGCTTTTATTACGTGTATCTGACTGTACACAATTGGGGACTGAACCACTCTGAAACGCAGAAGATTCCCATTTTTGCTCGTGATCCTGCCAATGATCTATCCACTACTAAATTTAAGATAACATCACATACGCAGGATGCTATTGGGCAAGAGCTAATCATAGATTTACCTAGCGATCTTCCCCGTACTACCTATTATGATGGCTTCCTAATTATGCTGTGGGATGATGATGTTGTGTATGTCCCTTTGATGCGCCGTCACATGCTCTTTATAGGATGGCATCAATCAGATGAAGTGAATCTGAGCGCAGAAGCTACGGCAACTTTCGATGATACTAAATTGCGCTTCTATGATGCAGGTAAACGTCTGACAACTCTACCTGGCTTCACAATGGTTATGGAGTATTCGTCTACCGTAGGAACAGATTGGGCGCAGAGTCAATTTGCTAACATCTTGTATTATATCTGGTTCTTGCTACACTTCCATTCAACGGTGCTGGAAGTAGCTGATTTCTATGACTATACCCACAGTCTTGCCGTATTCGACTTCACCGTTTTGGGTAGTGATAAGCAGAATGTTTCGGCACAAATACAAGAGCTTGCTGCCAGAGTGTCACCTGACTATCGCATGGTTTGCAATCGGCGGGGACAGTTGAAGATGATCCCTGATCTTAATCTGATAAATACGATTGATCGTCCTACTGCTGTGATGGATGGCATTACAGATGCTATGTGGACGAGCATTACCTGGAGCTATTCTCATCAACCCAAGATAGGGCAAATCCAAACTAAATCCTTGATTTCATCTCATGGCTACGTCATGGTAGATGATATTGAAACCTTAACGGTCATAGCCTGTGTTGCCGCTAGTACGCAGTACGGACAAGGTGAGCAACTCATAGAAACAGGCGAGATGATTACGTTCAATGCCTATGATCTGCAAGTTACCGAAGGTCATCGCTTTGCCAAGCTCAATAGACCGTATGAACCTTTTACTATTACGATGCCCTATACCCTCTTAGATCCTGATGTAGATGTAGGGGAAGCTAAGTGGCTTCATCTTACTATCGGCGATGGTTTGCATCCTATTCGTGAAGCTACTGGCTTTTCCCAATTGCGGGGTGTAGTCACTGAACTTAATATTCAGTATGATTATACAGATACAGGATTAACTCGTACTATTACTATAACGTGGGAAATGGAAACCAGTGGTTATCCTGCTATTGAAGTTACTTTGTGGCCGGACGTACCAGGAGAAGGGACTGTATGAGCGAATCTGAGATCTTAAAAGCCTTAGATCGTATCTGGGAACGCAGCAATGTACGTACTACGATCTATGGTAGATTAGGTAGGCAGAACGGCACAGTAGAAGATATTGAAGTGCGTGGTCGTCCTGGCTATGTGTATGTATCTGTAGGTGATCTTGGCGATCAGGGGCTTAACATCGCCAAAGATAAAGTAGGTGTTGCTCGTACCCTTTTCCAGCAAGTTAAGATGCGCCGTGAACTTGGTGAGCTTGTCATCTACGAAGCTGCCAGCTATCAAGGCGGCGCAGGGAATGGTGGAGGAACAGGGGGCGTCACCAGCTTCTTTGATCTGGAAGAAGTAGATCCCAATGATTGGGATAATGGTGAAGTACCTACTTGGGATGTAGCTACTGGAACTTTTAAGCCGCTTCTTCCTGGTGGTTATGGGGAAGGGGGTGGATCCTATCTTCCTGGTGATGGTATCCAGTTCTCTGGTAATGTCATCAACGCTAAAGAAAATGTAGATCGTGGTATTATTGTAGATTCCACAGGTATCGGCGTCCTTGCCAGCGTTAATGGCGGTATTGAAGCTGATCTTGTAGGACATACAGGGCTTAGAATTAATCTCCATTCTACGGCCAGCGGTCTTAGTGTAGATTCCAATGGTCTGCGGGTAGGTGCAGGGGATGGGATCACGGTTAGCGGTTCTACTGTTGCGGTGAACGTATCTCAGATCTACAATCCTATGGCTGGCCTTACTGATGTAGGCGGTGATCTTGAAATTAAATTAGGTACAAATAGTGGATTAGATTTTGATGGTAGTGGTGGATTAGTATTTTCGGATGGGGATGGCTTGCTAACTACGGGCAACGTCACTGATGTTGTAGTAGATGAGCTTATGGGATTGGGGCTTGTCAATGACGGCAGCAACAACTTCAAAGTTCTATTCTCAGAATATCCTCCCGCCGGAATGGGTTACGGTAGCTACGGTGGGGTCTACGTGGGTGGGGGTAATGGTATCCTCGTTTACGATGATCACTTGGAAGTGAAGCTATCTACTATTGAGCTAGACGGCTTGCAATTTGATGCTGAAGGTGGTCTCTTTATCGGAGATGGAGATGGTATCAATATCAGTGAGGGGGCCGTAGCTGTAGATGTAGTGGAACTTATCAGTCCTAATGTATATGGTATTGGACATGATGGTCTAAATAATTTAGTAGTAGAGCTAGAACCAAATTCAGGTCTTCGCTACAACCTTTCTTCCGGCAAGCTAGAGCTTGGTGAACCAGGAGATCTTACTGTATACTCAGAAAGTATTCTCATTGATGATACGCATTATCATCACGTTGCTACTTCTAGTGATCCTGGCCCTAATGAAGCAATCATGGCTACCGATTTTAATGGTGGCTTTATCTTTGACACTAGCTTATTAGTTATAGATGCAGCAAATGATCGTATAGGAATCAACACAGTTCCTGAGAACTTGGTTGGTGCTGCCGCATTAGATGTACTGGTAGATAACTTAGATGATATCACGCAACGTCTGCGGCAGAAGACGGGACAGCGGGGCCGTATCTGGCGTGTGGAAGATTCTGTAGGGCAAGAGCTAATTGTCTTGGATTCTGTAGGTAATCTACAAAGTGGTAATCCTGGCTTTGTTAGTGGTCTTACAGGTTGGCAGATATCCCATACTGGCAATGCCGAGTTCAATAATATCTGGGCCAGAGGTGAGCTTCACGCTACTGTATTTGTTAAGGACGAAATCCATGCCACAGGTGGAACCTTCATGGTGGCTACGGCAGCAACTTTCTTTGAAGATACGGTTATCAGTAGCGCAGGTATCGGAGAAAGCGAGCTTTGGGTAGATAATAACAGCATCATACCAGATGGCGAAGGGCCGTTGCAGATTGTGACGACCAGTCCTACTTTTGTAGGAAACACGCTTCGTACCTTTTCTGCCGGAAACTTCCTCAAACTAAATCATCCACCTTCAGGGCCAGCTATTTACTTCCAGCCAGGAGAAATTCTTAGAGTAAAAACTGAAATCTACAACCACGACAATCCTGTTTATGATGGTCAAGGCAAGATTGTACGATTGGCTGATGTGTGGGTGGAGGTGAATCAAGGAGACGCCAGTAACGAAGAGTACGGTATCTACAGTGTTACTAAGAAAAGCGGCAGCGATTGCGTGATCCCGAAGGGTACAGCCATTGTGACCTACGGCAGACCAGGAGATGGCGCAATTCTGATGACCTCAGACTGGCGAGATGAGGGGGATGTTGTAGGAGAAGATACCCCCTATATCGACATCTTCACAACTGGTGAGCAGCCCTGGTCAGGATTGGCAGGGGCTATCATCCCGCATGTACGCTTGGGACAACTTTCGGGTGTGGGGATTCCTGGGATTAGCGGCATCAGTCGCTTCGGTCTTCTGGCTGGTCCCAATCTTTCTGACCCCAACAGTTCCTACTTTGTCGCTTCTGGAGAAGGAGTTGACCTCTATCGAGGCGTAATCCGTATGCACAATGGCGCAAATTTGACGGGTGAGTGGGACCAAAACGGTAACTTCAAGCTCGGTAAGAATGTAGGGCAAAAGACAACGAGGAGCTTTGAGGTTGTCACTGCGGCAGGAGACCCCGAAGAAGGCGATGTGTACATTGGCAATCGGAATGGTACACACTATCTACACTGGGATGCTTCTGCCGGAACGCTGTTGGTTACAGGAAGTTTGCAAGTGGGTGGTGGGGCCGGATATGCCACCACGACCTATGTCGATGGCAAGATGGGCGAGGCCGTCACGACAGCCAACACCTTCACCACAACTGAGATCGGCAAGATTTCAGGAGTCAATAATACCTATTCCGATAGCCGTCGCATGGTAGCTGTGGATGGCGTATGGTCTAGTGCTGCCTACAATAAGGTCGCCTGGAGTAGTGCAAAGGCTTATTTTGCCAACAACACGACACGTACGATCACGAACAGTGTAGCTGGTGGCATCACGTTACCTGTGGGCCGTACCTATCTGTACGTGAATTTAGACCAGGTCGGCAGTCTCACCATTGTACCCGTCCAGAGTGCAGCTACCCTGATCCAGCCGAGCTATGTGGTGATTGCTGTAGCAGATGTAGGAACCAGTCAAGCGTTAACGGCAAAAGCTTCCATCAACGTGATTGTAGGTAGCACCTACATCACAGGCGCAAACATCTTCACAGGTAGCATCTTAGCTAGTAATATCGCTGCCAATGCGATAGACACAGGATGGCTTGCTGCCGGAGCAGTGACCGCTAACGAAATTGATGTGAACACACTCAGTACCATCAACGGCACGAAGATACAGCGTATCGAGGGAGTCCTTCTTTCGGCGGCTCGAATAGAAGGGCAAGCGGCTACGAACTCGGTATCTTGGGGTGGCGTAGGTAACAATCTTCGGGTTACTCTTGCTAATAATGTCGTGATTACTGTAACAGCAGGAAGTCGTACGATCACGGGATTAGAATATGCTTATGTTCTGAATAGAACATCCAATGCTACGGTTGCTATGCTCTGGTATGACCCGCTAGAAGCAGCAATCGATACCTTGCCTTCCAACGCTGTTGTGATTGCCGTCTGCCAGTCGGGGCCGGAAGCGGCTACTGCCGTGATGGTTAATGGTGGCGTCATAATCTCAGGTAGCAACATCATTGCTGATAGCATTACGGCAACCCAAATCAAAGCACGTTCTATTACCGCAGGTCTTATAGCGTTAAATGCCGTCGGAACGGATGAGCTTGCAGATAATGTCTTCGACGATGTGGAAGATAATGCTACCAACGCTGCCATCCAAGCAATGGACTTGGATACCATTGTGGGTATGTCGGGCAAGATTTCCGCCGATGGTACAGTTCCTACGCCTGTTGTGGGTAGATTCTCCTGGCCGGCACTTACCGTTAGATATAAGACAGGACGAACCAGCAGCATCACAACCGTTGGTTCTCCCTACAATATGCTAGGAACTGCATCTACGACCAGAGTTTACTTCAGCATAGACCCTGACCTTGCTTCTACAGCCATGATAATGGATGAAGTGCTTTCGGATGTTCCTGTCGGCAACATCATCATCGCTGTGGGGGAACGGCAAACCGTAGCATCATCCGTAACGATGGTCTATGGTGGGGTGGTGATTTCGGGCAACAGCATCGTGGCAGGGAGCATTACGGCCACGCAGATCAATGGTGGAACCATTAGCGCAGATAAGGTAGATGCTAACTTCTTCAATTCTACTGTCACTATGGTGGATAATGCAGTTGTTGATGCTGTAAATCAATCTAACGCAGAATTATATAAGAATACAATTGTATCTTGTAGCGGAACTTTGGTAGCTGATCCAAATACCAACGGGAAGATCACCTGGCCTGCTCTTACAATTAAATTCGCCAATAATACGACTAGAGTAGTTCCAGCTTCTACTGCTACCGTTTTTCATCAGATAAGTCCCGTTGGAGCTAGAGGTTATTTTTGGATAGAACCTGGAGAACTTGCTTCTACTACATTACATGGGACTACGACTTCTACCGTTGTTCCGGTTAATGGCATCATTATCGGCGTAGCAGAGCGTGGTGAATCACACACTTCAGTTACGATGACCTATGGTGGTGTGATTATCTCAGGCAATCATATCCATGCCAATAGCATCACAGGTACAGAAATCCTGGCGAATTCCGTACATGGCGATAGAATCTCAGGTTCCACGTTACACGGAGATAAGATTACAGCGAATACGTTAAATGCGGACAGGTTGACAGCGGCTAATCTACAAGCTGTCAAGGCTACTACTGGTAATCTCTCGGTAACTGGCTATCTCAACATGAACAGTACGGCAGCAAAGATATATTCATCTACTAAAAGTACCTATTCATCTGCGGTAGCTGGCTTCTTCGTGGGGTGGGATACCTCAGAATCTGTAAGTGCCTATAAATTTGCTCTGGGAGATAGTGCGAATTACTTCAAATGGGATGGCAATAACTTCATCGCCAAGTTTACGGAACCTCTAAAATTAATCCCTTCTGGTACGGGGACTGTCTTTTATATAGAGCATCCCACAGTCCCATCTCGCGTGGTAGATATAGGAGCCTACTGGAGTCCAGACGGCACAGACTGGCTTACTTCTAGCAGACTAAGTGGTGTTTATGGCAGCTTCATCAATTTAGAATCTGATGTATTCGTCGCCAAGCAATCGGGAGGAAACTTTACAGCCATGCGCTTTGAAAGCGGTACTAGCTATGGCAATACACTGGACTATGTGGGTTCTACTGGAACAATCTCGTTCAACGGCAATATAACGGCTGGCGTCTCGATGATCGCTGCTTCTGTAATCAACTCCGGCAATACATTCAGAATTGCCGGAAGTAGAACACCTCCTAGTCGCACATCATCGGGAAACGTAGGGGAAATTTGTTGGAATGGAACCTATCTCTACATCTGTACGGCAACCAACTTTTGGTCAAAGATATTACTTGAACCCTTATAGGAGAGAGCATGAGTAAGCAAGAAGTAGGACGACCACTATCGGAAGCGCAACGGCAGCATCTGATGCAACTGATCGCTGATATGCGAGTTGCAAATGCGAAGTTAGATGCTTCTAAAAGTATCATGGAAGCGCAGATTGAATCCGCACAGAAAGAATTCGATGCGGCACAGATGAACGCTAATGCCTTCCTGCGTTACTGTGGGTTAGAGCATAAGATCACATTTGATGATGGGCAATGGCGTTTTGATGAGCAGTTGATGTGCTTTGTGCGGAACTTCCCACCTGAAGCTTCTCCTACCCCTGCGATTGTGGGGCCGGAAGCTGTGAGAGAAGAAGTACGAGATACGAAGGAACTTCAGAGGAACGGAACGGGAGGCTAGGATGCCAAGTACAGTTCGTGATCTGTCGGAACTGACCACCATAGATAATGCCGATATGTTCCTAGTCAGCGATACGTCCGACGTGGTCAATAGAGATAAGCGCATCAGTCGCCTGAATCTAATGGGTACGGATATGGTGAAGCGCATCGGCACACTGACTACTGTCGGTCATCTACCGCAATTCCACGATGACAACACGATCAAAGGAAGTGGGATTCACTATTTAGATGTTGCTCGTCTGGGTACTGCACAGAGCTATACGGCACTCGCTACGTTTAGTGCGGGGATCAAACTAGGGGCTTCCCCAACAACACTGAATTATTACGAAGAAGGAACATGGACTCCGGCCTTGCAGTTTGGCGGCGCATCCAACGGTCTGACCTATGCGTCACAGGGCTTGATCGGTCGCTTTATTCGAGTCAACAAGATGGTGACCGTTTGGGCGACCCTTCGTCTTTCAAACGTAGGAAGTTCGGTCGGCAATGCCACCGTCGCAAATTTGCCCTTTCCTACCCTCAACCTCTTCAATTTTCGACCGCCAGCCACTCTTGCTATGGGCGGGATGAGTTTTACAGGAACAATAGTCGCTATTACTGTCCACAACACTACTGATCTAATTCTGCAACTCATTACCAACGGCGTTGCAGCCAATCTTACCAATGCCGCTTTTACCAATTCATCGGTACTGTACGTCAATTTCTGCTATGAAACCACTTAAAGTTTAGGAGATAGCTTCTATGGAACAGCCTCAAATTGACCAGTTCTTAAATACAGGACAGTCGGCCTTAACCATTTTGGCGCAAGCCGATGAACAGCTTCGCCGTTGGTCAGCCAGTTTTGAGCAGCGGGGAGGCGCACCTGTCTTTGGCAACGATGCGCTGGAGATCGTATATATTAGCAATGATCTCAAAGAATTTCTGACGCCGGAACGCATGGCTACGATTGCAAGATTGCGAACAGACGTCTGATCTGAAAATCAAAATCTGCTTTTGGTGGGGATTGAAGATCAAGATCTCAAGATCTGAAGTTGTGAAGTTGCTGATCTGATAGGGGAAATCTGCTATGGGAACCTGGATTATTTACATCATTATCGGAATCTTATTGGTGACGGGAATCGAGTATCTCTCTCGTGGATTTCCCCCACCCTGGCGTCTGATATCATTGGGGGTGGTGGTCTTGGTTCTGATCTTATGGCTTCTGAGCCTTTTAGGTCTGATCGACTTTCCTATCAGTACCCCAGGATTCATTCTAATAGGATAAGATCAAAAAAAATCCCCAGGATTGCTCCTGGGGATGTGGGGCCGGACTCTACTTAGTTGCTTCCTTGATCAATTTAATGGCATCATTGATTCCAAGGATAGCTCCTGTATTCAAGCCTTTCTTATAAGCGAAAGTTTCTTTGATCTGCTCTGCCAGAATCTCAGCTTTACGCTTTTCCAATTCTTCTAGCAGTTTCTTCTGCTCTTCTTTGTTCATGATCCACTCCAGATCTTCAAAAGTACAATTACCATCAAACCAACCCAAAGACTAAGATGCAGCAGCATCCACAGGTTCCACCGAACTTGCGGATCCATTGCCGTTCTCCTGTGCTTTGGCAAATTCCTTGACCATATAGATCACCTCGTTGATGGCATAGACTTCGCCCTTCAACTCATGACTTTCCAACTTGGTGCGGGTTTTGCCAATCTGCGCTCGGGACTCGGCAGCACGCTTCTCAAGCTGGTTGATCAGGATGTCAAAATTGCAGTTCATGGTATATTCTCCTGAGCAGTTTTACGACTTGCTCTGGTCAAGAAAGTTAAGATAGGCAATTTGCCCTACAAATAAAGAAATCCCTGGATTGCTCCAGGGATTCCAGTTTAGTGTGAAGATTAAACCTGCTCTTCTACTTCGTCGACGTAATCCTCATCCTGCTCTTCTTCGTAAACCTCATCTGTTTCTTGCCAATCCTCAGTCTCCATAAATGCAGTGATTTCCTCGTCACCTTCCACGACTGGCGTCATGGCTGCACCACGAGCTCCCTTACGACCTGCTCCTGCCGAACGGGTTCCTGCGCTCTTGGCTTTCTTTTCCTTCACAGGCTTGGCAAGGTCATCGAAGTGATTGAGAATATCGATGTTGAAGTACCATCCCTTGCGTGCGCCTACGAAGTAGGGCGTCCACACCGAGTCAAAACCACCCAGAGGCTCGTGCCGGAAGCGATCGCCACCCATTGCTTGAGCGACACGACCTGGGCCGTATCCCGCAGCTTTAGCGGCAGCAAAGACTTCCTTAACGGGGATAATCGTGCCTTCCATCGCCTTGAACTGCTCATCGGTAAGAATACGGCTGGCTTTGTACTCTTCCAGATGACGGCGACGGCTCAGCTCTTCACCAGTTACGATGTCGAACTCCTCATCCGTAAGGCTTTCCAACTTCGTAGCATTCATGCCTACATTCTTGGCAAGCTGACGGAAGCAGAGAGGACAAATCCCACGTCGCACAATGGTATTCTTGCGAACGGGATTTCCGCAGATGGTGCAGATTACCTTTTCCGCTTCCGGAATGGGGTTGCCCTGCTCATCGAGCTCTTGTACCTTCGGTTCAGTTTCCACTTTAACACGCCTCGTCTTTCTTGGTAGCATTACCTGAACGACTTCCTCTTCGTCGCTGGAGTCAGTAGAGGGCAGAGTATCTGCGTCTACATACTCTTCCTCCTCTCCAGTTGACAATTGAATACGGCTTTCGCCGATTGTCCCATTCTTGGAGGGAAGAAGCGTAGCTCCTGCCGGAAGGTTTGGCCGTACATCGGCTTGCTTGATTCCCAGTTGCTTGGATACGGTACGGACGGTGACGTACTCACCTTCCGCATTCTTAGCGGCAACGAGGGCCTCGATTTGACTGGCGATGCTGGGCTGAACTTGGTCTTCCATGATGTAAAACCTTTCTTGGTTTGTGTGGGGACTGCAATAACTACACGATTTATTGTAACACGAATGGGTCGGCAAGGCAAATTTCCGTACCGACCAATCCGCTATTACCTACTTCTTGGGCGCAATTCTGTAGATCTCTTTGACAAGGCTTTCTTCGCCATGTTTGAGCCCACGGAAGTGATTATGCACCCAGATTGGGTCTTCAAACTGTGCAAGTTTACGGAAGTGACCCCTCACAGGATACATACGTGTGTGGGCCGTTCCGGTCTTCCCGCTAGGTTCTGCGTACTTCACTTGTACCTTCTGAATTGTCACCGTATGGTATTCCGGCAGGATAGCCTTCCCCTTACGTTCACGTTTTGCGTTGATCTGAGGATCAGGCTTCTCTTTTACTACGATGACGTTGGGAGCATTTAAGAACAGATTGATCGCGTAACACAATGCTATCATCCTGTACTTATTTTCTCTAGCATTGGGTGGCAGATTAGCTTCTTGGAAAGTGCTATTCTGCCAGTGTGGATGAGCAGGTTTATCTGTTCCTAACCATGCTACACGGTTTACCGATGTACTGCGGAACAAGATACAGCAGTTCATCATATTGAACACATGCTGAGGTGGGAACGGACGCTTGTCCTGATCTGCGTTACCGATTACAATCCCTTCCACCAAATCATCTTCAAGACCAAATGTTGTCATGAGGTCATTCTTTTCCTCATGTGCCATGAGATCTGTTTCAAGAATTGAGTGGGTGAATTGTATGATAACATAAGGATACGGCAACCTAATCCATCCACGAGTATCGATCCTGTCGATATTATGAACCATATCAAGCATGATCTGTGACGGCAGCACAATAGTTTCTGACATTGCCATCAATGCTTCTGCCGCACGATAATCCGCCTTCATGCCTTGCTCTACTACGTCTGAAAACGTTTCGGGTTCCAAATGGCGAACCCTCGGTTCCAGTTGTCTAGCGAGCGCAAACATAGGCATCCAGCGATCCCGGATGAGCTTCATCTTAGGAACTCTTTTCTTAGATTTCTATGGAATTTTTGATGTTCTACAAATTCCATAAGAATCAAGTTAGAGATTACATTGTTTTGCCTATTCCGGTCTAGATGGTGAACTACATACCCTTCCGGAATCTTACCGACGAAAGACTCGTACAGTAAACGGTGAACTTTATGTCTTCTCATCTTACCTTTTCTCGAGAGATTAGCAACCTTGTATCCCTGCTCATTAGCAGGAGCTTCTACAAGTCTAGGACTATATTTGATAGACCTAATATCACCTTCCTCCGAAATTTGGTAGAGTCCCTCATACCCTTCTATATCATGCCATTGCACTTTAGCTTCCTTTCTTGGAAAGATTTATACCCTTTATTTAAGGGTAAAAATAGGGGTATAGGTGTTTTATGTAGGGTACTACTTAAAACACCCTATAGGTGTTTTTATAGCGTACACTGTAGGCGTATAAAACCTTAAAACGGGTGTTTTGCCTATACCCTACGCTATAATTTGCACATTGTATAGTGCAAACAAATAGCTCCCATTTTCATGAGAGCTATCTGTTTGAACTTACAAACTATTTGACGTAAGCAGCCCATTCCTTGAGAGCTTGTGCCGTCTTCTGGTCAGGCATATCATCCAATGTGCGCCATGTACCATCCGGACGTTGGGAATAAGCATCCTTCGGCGCATTAGATTCCTCTGCTGCCGTAAGTTGCTTTTTGATAAAGTAGTCATGAGAATCCACGAATACGCACCAAGCCAAGACATACTTGTACTTGATTTCTAGTGGACTGTAGTGACTTTTGCGTGGTGGGGTTCCTGAGCGTGGCATATTAGGTATTCGCCTCGATGGAGTATTGGAACAGTTGCTCGTAAGCCAGCTCTTTGGTCTTGCTACGATCTCCAAAAAGCGTATTCCACTGACGACTGTCCCCGATAGGGCCAACTGTAGGACGATAGTCTTCAATCTCCACTACAGCGTTATACAGACCCCATACCGTACCCTTCAGCACGTCTGAGTCCATGCCCATGCCCTCACCTTGCCAATCTTCCATAACACGCTCCCGCCAGCCGATGTTCGCTTTTAGATTGGCTTCGTAAGCCTTTTCCCGCCGTTCCATAACGCTTTGATCAGGAACGTAAGAAGGCTTACGGGGATCCACGTAGATACGCTTGAGAGCATCTTCTGCTTGCTCATCATCGATGGTAGTGGAAGCCATGTAATTGAAGCATTCGGCTAGATATTCGCTCTTCTTCTCGGCACGTTGCACAATGCCCTCCATCCAACCAGACAGACGTGTTTCTACGTCCTTATCGTGGATGATTCTGAAACTCTCGGTGCTGGCAGATTTCGCTGCAATCAACGTATTCTGACAGACCACACGTACTGGCGTAACACGAACTTGAATTGCGCCATCACCATATGGACTGTGCAGGAGAAGATAGCTATCCACCTCATCCGCTACGCTACCATTTCCCATAATCTGGAAAGAAGGTAGCTTTGTGGTGATGAAGATGCTTTCACCTTGCCCCAGAACACCGAGCGTTTCAACGGGCTTCTTGGTAGATTCATCCCAGATTTCGCAAGTGCGAAGTGGATCTACCATTGTGTACTCCGGCCCAACAATCCCAAAACTGCGGAAGTTGTTGTCGTCAGGAAGCGGGTGGCGAGTGATCACGCGATTAGGCAACTCTAACTTGATGTTGCCAACCTTTGTGAAGACAGGTTCCAGAGTCACAATGTATGGTTGCATCCCATTGAAGATCTCCGTTGCCGTCTGTTCCTCTTCACCGATCTTCCCTAGTCCGTGCCAAGCAGGTTGGCGAAGGGAGTAGAAGCGTTCGTTGAAAAGATTGTGTGCCATGATGTAGTTCCTTTCTTGAAACCAAATAGTTTTTGATGTGTAGCATATCTACACAATAAGTTGCACCAGATCCTGATGCAACCTATGTGGAACTATGCTGCCTGATCTATCCAAAGGAAGAAATCAGGTTGTGATACCAAAGGTGAGCGGAACATTAACACTACATCGTATTCTGTTGGTACAGTTACATCTTCTGTGCTTAGATACTTATAGCTAGTATGAGTTATAACTGAATCTATATAGGCTTGCGTATAGACACAGCATTCATCCCAACTTCCCGTATACAGAGTTTCTGTACTGTCGTCTTTGTCTGACTTATACAGTACATCGTAAGGTGTTGGATTAGACATTTGCATTTCCCTCGTCATCATCTTGTTTTTCCCATTGTCTTTCACGATTAAGATCTATTTCTATTTCTTCTTCCGTTTGTTGCTGCCGTATCAGTTTTACTAACTGACCCGAATACTTAGGAAGAAGAGTGTAGAGCCAACCCAATTGCTTCATCGAGAAGGTTTGCTCTCGCAGAGCTTGCTGCGCTAGGGATGTGAGAAATTCCTGATCCTGTGGGGAAAATCCGTAACCGTTACTTTCGTGGACGGTGGGATCTTCCTTTTCAGCATCCGTTTGCTCATCATATAACGCTAAGAGCGCACGTCTTGCCCAATGTGGATGGGATTCAAGTTTGTGGCGGATATACTCTTTAAGTTGTGCATCCGTCATGTTGCGATATGTTGGGTGGATAGCGACCTTTCGCATTTTAGTCGTCCTCCGCCATGTGCATATCATTCCATTCTGCGGTTTGCTCTTCCTCATCGTCTGTGCCGTAAGCACTTTCTATGAGATCGTTGCATTCTTCGCAGTACAAAGTAGAATCTTCCCAGTTAATTTCGTAATCTGTAATGATGCGGTATTCATCATCTTTGTCTTTCCACGCACATCTAGGGCAGAGAACATTGTTCTCCTCATCCATATAGAACAATGGATAGCCTCCAGGCCAAGCGTAGGCAGGAAGATGATCATCCGCAGCCATTTGATCCTTAATTAACTTTTGGATCTTGGGATTAAACATTGTAGTTCCTTTCTTGAAACTAGCTAAGACTATGCTTCTTAAGGAGTTGTCACCTTGTCCCGTAGACTCATTATACCACGAGACCTGCATTACGGCAAACACATCTTTTAGGATGTGCTGCCGGACTCTGCATCCTATTCAGGCCAGCGTGGGCTAGAAACAGGAGTATAGCTTTTCTTCTTTACGGGTTGGGGTTCTCGTGGCGCAGATAAAGATCGAACTACCGCCGCTTGCGAAGCCAGCCTATCTTCATTTTCTGCCATGATCAGCAGCGCAAATATTGGAAATATACCGAAGAAGAGTCCCAAGAAAAACCATAGAACTGGGTCTCTTCCACGATTACTTGCCAACACTGAGCAGATCTTGGCGCAGAGCAGCCACAGAGCTAGACCGAGAAACAAGAACATTTTAGACCCTCATTATCCTAAGAACAGCGTGTCAAATTCCTGAATGGTATCCTCATCTTCCCACCAACCATCCTCATGATCATCTAAGTGCAAGGTGATCGCATAGGTAAGGTAAGCCAGCAATCTTTCGATTTTTGGGCTTACATTGGTCGGGGCCATCGGCGGGAAGAGAGGTACGTAGGCATCTGCTACTGCATCCCGTAGATTCTTGAGAATATTATTCTCGTATTCCTGTCGGGCTGCTTTTCGTAGGTCATCCCGTTCCCACTGATCCATTTCCTGTACTTCTGCCATGATTGTAATCTCCTAAAATGGTAAGTTGTAATAGACCCATCGTTCACTGGTGCGTTCCCTTACGGCAACAAGCCATTCGGTTTCATCCAACCCTACTGCAAAGAAGATTAGAGTTTTCTTGCTTTCGTAATCTCGTTTTACGCTTACCCAACATTCCGCTGGAGCTTGCATTAAACGGTGATCTTCCCAACTTTGCTGCTCTGCTTGTGCTAAATGCAGCATCGCTGAAGAGATGCGAGAAAGCCTATCATCCGCTTTGCCGTACAGCGTATCTGCACTACAATTCCGTAGCATAGGGGATCCTTTCAGTTTCAAAGCCATAGCCTATCCGAACATTAAATTCACATACATCGAATAGCGCACCATCCCTAGCCTGGAACAAGATACAAGCTACCAGATAGTTAGGGTGCATCTGACTCAAGCGAGTAAGGCGTACCAGAGCATGTTGCAAATGGTAGAACCATTCTGTTTCCATGTCTATTGCCTCATCGAACTGGAATTGCAGAAGATACGTACCTTCTTCTTCTTTCATGTTATACCTTTCTGGGTAATAATGTGCCTGGACTTGGAACCAGCTTCCGAGTGGAAGGCGCATTACGGCCCACCCACGAGATCATGGGTGTGCCGTCCTCTGCTACACGTTGCGTTCTGTTTCTACTTCCATCATTTCCGTGCCATCTTCGCAGATGACTTTGTAGGTCTGCCGTGTGACTTGCACCATCTCGGTCTTGCTTTCCACTAAGACCTTCTTGCAAGTACCTTCGACCAACTTCTCTGCATCCATTACCAGAGTCAAGCTAATGTATTCGCTTTCCAAGTACATATGATAATTCTTGGTCAGCGTACCATTATCGTTCTGGTATTGGCTATCGTACTTCCAGCCAGCTCCGATAGCCTTGCGTGCCTTAATAAGATTAGCCTTTGACCAAGGAATGTAGATGGTCATGCCGTAGGTTTCTACGTAGAAACGGCTATCTTCAGGCAACCAGCTCTCATCGATCATGCGTGCCGCTTGCTTGATGAACGAGAACCGTACCTTCTGCCGAGCCATATAATCTTCATGGTTTTTAACGGCATTGGCGACGATCCCATCCTTCTTGAAGCGAGGGAACTTGATCGTGGTGGTGTTGGCGTTCATGTTTGGTTCCTTTCTTGAAACCTAGCTAATAAGATATTGTGCGTCTATTCGCACACTAAATGCTACCATCTGATCAGGTGATAGCATCTAGTTTGCGCCTAAACCTTACGGCCCCACAATAGACATAAGATAACTACAATTACGATTACAGCAAATTCCCACGGGATTGGAAGCATTTCCTATTCCTTATGTTGGTACTTATAAGAATGCGGAAGTTCTAAATTCTTAACCCATAAGTTGAAGGCATAACCAGGATTATCTTTAGCATAGAAGTATATGCGTGCTATCCGAAGATCAACATCTGGGTCTTTAACCAACCGAAAATCTGGTGTATGGTTGCCCATCCTTTGGATTGCATCTACAAAGCCTTCGTAGTAACCGATAGCCTTGTCTCGTGAACCTGCAAACAGAACTTCTGGTTCACTGTTGCCATCAGCTTCTTTGTACATTACGTAGTGCATGGTATCCCTTTCTCGAGATTTGTTGGAAAGATCGTGTACAGCAATCCTGTACACTATACGGCACAACAGAATGTGGGGGTTGTGCCGTATCGTGTGCGTGATTACACTTCTTGCGATACAGGTACTACAGTGGCAAACTCTGATAGATTAACCATGTAGCAGATTACACCAAACTCTTCGTTTACGTATTCGTAAACCTGATAGCTACCCATGCCGTCTACTCGGAAGAATTGCAACGGGCAATCCCATCCATCCACGCTAACTATGATTGTACCATAGCCAGCCATCGGATGTACGGCAAAACCCATATCCCCATCCCCTTCCATGAATTGGTCTTCATGTAAGTGGGGTACGGCAACCAATGGATATTCTGACATTTGTATAAAGCCTTTCTGAACTTTGATTGTGTTATTACCTACAATTGTAGATAAAGGTAACGGCACATCTGATTGTGTGCCGTACCCTTTGCCTGCAATCTTATTTATGCGGGGTATACATCTAGAAGCCAGCGGTGGCGTGCATCTATTGTACGGTAATACAAACTACGAAACTTGATGTAGGCGCAAATCTCGCCTAATGTATCTGCAAAGATTGGGTTAGTAGGCCAATTAGAACCTGGATAGTAGCGTTCTGCTATAAAATGCCCACCACATTCTATGCCTTGCACATATCGGATAGGTTCAATTGTGATTATGTACCGTCCGAATTGCCGCCTAAAATCTGGTGGTAGCTGTGTTGCGAACGTAGCAGGTGAAAGATTTAACTTTTCTTGTACCTGTGGCGCAACAAAGCGAACGGCAGCAGCCCTACATCTTGCTATTTGATTCATATTTGTAAGCCTTTCTGACTTTTGTTTGTGTTACTTTACCGATTGTAAAGTAAGGTAACGGCACACCCTTCTGATTGTGTGCCGTACCCTTACCTGGCAATCTGATTAACTAGCGTACCTACCCACAATTTTTTCTGCTTCTTTTAGTGTAGGTTTCTTGCTCTTTGCATCGCACTTTTTAACGTAAGCCACTAGATTGTTGTAAATAGTGGGTTCTGTTGCAGCCAGGTCACGAAAATCCCAACCTAGCCTTTCCGATATGCTACCTAGCTGGCGTAGATATTCAGAACTGTAGGTTACAGGTAGATCATCTTCGCTCATGCCTTCTGCTACAGAATTTGCAGGCGGTACAAACACATGATCTAGCCATGTACCCTGTACTTCTGTATCTACATCTGGGTCCATCCGACTGCACCAGGGTTCTACTGTTGCGCTTTCCCCATCTGGTGTTACGATTAGTTGCTGCCGTATACACCAAAGGTCAGATGTTTGCCATCCTGTTTGGGCGCAGTAAACTTCTGCGCTTTGGCGGTCGGAAAAGCGTACCGTAGTAATCCCATCGGTAGCAACCCATAGATCCATGTACATAATATTGCCTTTCTGATTTGTAATTGTTTTATTGTACAGCAATCCTGTACACTATGCTACACCAGTATTGCTTTCTGATGTAGCCTAGTTTACCTATTGCCTTTTAGCTAATTCGGAAGTAAGTAAGCCTGTTGCATCACAATCTAGGTCAACCAGCCAGTCACTCAGATAAGCAAGTAGGTGGTTAACCGTTTCTTCTTGCGTGTACGTACCACCATCTTGTTTTGGGTAGCAACGTACCATAGCGGCAAGAAATTCTGCATATACAAAATCTGGTACTACTTGCCCTACGGCAGCACATATTTCGGAAAATGGTAAAGTCCGAAGATACGCTAGGTAGGGTTCGTATTCTGCATATACAGGGGCAAGCAGATTGTGCAACTTTGCGCTGTTGATTGCGTGTTGCGCTTGCTCTTCAGATGTAAACATATTGCCTCCGATTTGATTTTGGTTTATTGTGCAACAGATTTGCACACTATGTTGCACAAACCTTGCGAGATTTGTGCAACCTAGTTTGCAGATTGTTGTTAGGCAATTTGTACGTATGGGTCAGATTTGTTGGTGGTAATATGTGGCACAGCGTAGATTTGATAGGCGTACAATGTTAGGCTTAAGAATTGCCCATTGTGCAGTACATCTATTTCTACCTGTTGCTGTAGTTCAGATTTAAGGTTAGGGTACAGGTGTGAGATTATACCTGTGGTAAGTGTGCCGTTAACATTAATCTGAACTTGCTTACCTACGTACATATTTTTGCGTTTCATGTTTTACCTTTGCTTGAGATTTGTTTTACAAAAACTGCTACCAGATTTTGGTTTTGGTTTTTGCTTACGAGATTTGTTTGTGGTTTTTTGCCACGAGATTTGTTTTGCAAAAACTGCAACGAAATTTGTTTTTGCAAAACTGCTATGCAAATTTTCTTATTTTGCCTGCCGTGTTGGTTTGCCTTGCCCCTGCCTGCCCTGCCTGCCCTGCCTGCCCTGCC